CCGGTTGCCGAGGAGGCGCCGCCGTACCCGGTTGCCGAGGAGGCGCCGCCGTACCCGGTTGCCGAGGAGGCGCCGCCGTACCCGGTTGCCGAGGAGGCGCCGCGGGGCCCGGTTGCATGCTCGCCTTCCGGCGTCGCCGCGGCGATGCGAGATTGCACGAGCCGCAGCATCGCCTCGGTCATCGCGGGCGCAATCATTTGCATCGCCCCAGCTAAGGGTCCAAAGTAAAGGACCCGGCACCGAGGAACCTTGATTTTTTGCGCGTCAATGACGACGGCCTCGGAGCGAAGCGCGCCGCAGACATACCATCGAGCCTCCTGGCTTGCCGGACCTGCGAGAACACCCCAGTCACCTATGCCGTCGGCCAGGCCATGCAGCCCACCACCGCAGACCAGCGCAGGGTTCCAGTCCGGCGCCTCGACCAGTGCTCCAATTTCGCTCGGCCACTGGAAACCGTTCGCTTGGGCCGAGGAACTGCGCCCATCCGCGCCGGTCGACTTTAGGAACAGAAAGTCGTGCTCGAAGGGGGGCTGCGGCGGTTTCTCGGCCTTTTCCTTCGCTTTGGTCACGACGGAACCTCCGCCGCAGCCAGCCGCTTCCACTGCTCCACGACCTGGGCCGGAGAGCCGAAGACGACGGCCGCGGTGATGCGGCGGTTGTGGATCGCAGCGGCCACCCTCGCCAGGTCGATCTGGTGCCGGAGCTCGAAGGTGCGCCTGCCTATCCGATGCAACTCCTGGTGGTGGCCTTCCGCGCCCGCGCCGAGCTCCGGGGGACAGAGCGGGACCGTGGCCTCGGCCTTTCCGCCGGCGCCCCTGGACCTCACGTGGTGGGGGTGCGAGGGGGGCGCCTTGCCGCACACGCAGCACGGAAGCTGGCGCACCGCGTCGGCGGCCAGGCCGAACTGCTCTTCGGCGAGTCGGGCCTTGCGCTCCCGGTTGATCGAGCGGAGCGGTGTTGTCCGCCGTGGCGGGGCGCCAGCCTCGAGCCTGCAGGTCGCCTTGAGCGGCGTGCGGCGGCGCAGCGGGGCGCCGCGGCGGAGCTGGGAGTGGCGGATCATGGCGCAGCCGCCGGAGCTTCGTCGGTGACGCCAAGCAACTCGCCTGCGTTGCCGGCGTCGATGTGCTGCACTTCCAAGTCGCCCGCTGTGGGCTCCTCAGCTACGAGGTATACGCCCTCGGCTGAGGCGACCTCGGCGAGTTCCTTTCGGTGCATGAAGTCCAAGGCGCCCCAAAACTCGGGCGCTAGGGCGGCGACCACCGGGAGAGCCGCGTCGCGATAGGCAGTGATCGCAATACGGCATGCGGTGCGCACCTGCTCGCCGAAGGAAAGCGCCTCGAAGTCCCGCACCTCGCCGGTCGAAAGGATCACGGCCAGCGAGCCATCCTCGACCGTGATGCCTTCGAGGTCACGCTCGGACAGCAGGCGGGCAATTTCCGTTGAGACGCCGGCGGCGATCTCGCGGAAATCCTTGCCGGTCGATCTTGCGGCCTCCCGGTCGCGCTGCGCCGCCTGCAACTCCATCCGCGCGCTCGCGGCATTCTCCATTGAACGCGCGGCTTCGTGCTGCACGCGAAGCTCGGCCAGCGCCGCTTCGGCAGCCTGCACCTCTTCGCCGGTGGGACCGGCAACTGGACGCGCCAGCACCTCCTGGCCGCGGTTCCACTGCTCGAGGTCACGTTGTGCCGCATCACGCTTGGCTTGGCGCACGGCAGCCTCGCCTCGTGCAGCGGCAAGTTGCCGCTCGAGATCCTCGACGAGCTCCTTTGCCTCAAGGAGTTGCCAGTCGAGGTCGTCGAGATCAGGGCGAACGCCGAGAGTCTCGCGGATCTCGCACTGCCGCGAAAGAAGCGCTTCGCGAGCAGTGGCCTCGATCCGCATCCGGCTCAGGCTTTCGACGGCCTGATCGATCATGGCCGTCAGTTCCTCCGAGGAGGCTGCGATATCCACGCCCGAGCAGTCGCCGACGCTCTCGACGCGCGCACGGAGCACGCTCAAGGCTCCGTCCTTTTCGGTCGCCACCTTCTCCCGCTCAAGGCCGCAACCATTGGCGACTTCCCGTACCGTCTCGGCCAGATCAAGGAGCGACAAGCGTTCCCAGTCGGGTTGCCTGCCCTGTACTGCCGCCGCAACCGTGGTGTCGCCGCGACAGAGCGATAGGAGCGTCGGCTCGTCCACGGCCAAGGGGCGGAAAGAGAGCAGCGCTTCGAGGCGCGCTTTGTTGCGGGCGATCGGCGTCGCGAAGCGCGGTCGCACCAGGTCCGCAAACCGGCCGCTGTCCGCGAGCTCGATCGCCGGCGTCCCCTCGGAGGTGACCGAGCGACCGACGGACAGCAAGACTCCAGGCCCTTGTACCCAGCCAGACCGGGCGCCGTCACGGATGGCGAGCGGCAGCTTCCTTGCGAGTTCCGGTCCGGCAATGGCGGCGACTGCCGCGTTGATCGAGGTCGTCTTCCCGGCGCCGTTACGGCCGGTGAAGAGAGTGAGGCCCGGCCGGAGCTCGAAACGGTGCTCGAAAATGCCGCGCAAGTCTTTTATGCGGAATGGCAGCGCAGTCTTGGCCATTGATCGCCCCTAGGCGGCCTGCGCCGCGATTTTGCCTTCACGGATGTGGGCGAGCAGTCGCTCGTACATCTCGGCTGAGAGCTGCGAGGGGCGTTCGCAGCCGAACGTGAGCTTGCAGTAGGCGCTGACTTGGCGACGGGTGATTCGCCGCTCCCCGATCAACTCCTCCAGAGTGCCGAGCGTATTGCTCGCACCGGGCGACGGAGCAGGCGCAGGCGCAACTGCACTCGGCGCCGCAGGAGGCGCTACCGAAGTGGGGAGCGCCGGGGCGACCGCTGGCGCAGTAGTGGCGCTGGCCGCTTTCAGCCTGAAGTCTTGCGCCCAGGTAACGCCGTTACGACGGGCCTGGGCCAGCAAGAGGTCCATCGGCTCGCACTCCCAGGACACGAAGGATGGCCTCTTGGCCCCCTGGCGGATCTCGGCCTTGCAAGGTAGCCACGCCTTACCGAGGTCGTAGATGAAGCGACCAACCCCCCAGTGGGTCGCGGCACGCTTCAGCGAATCCGAGTACGCTGCCTTCCAGGCGTCGCGCTCGGCGGGGATGTCGCCTGGGCCGCCGACGTCGGCGCGGTACACCCATTCACCATCGATCCGCAAACCGATACGGCACTCGACGATCTTCTTGTCGAGGTCGAGGACGGAGTACTCGTCGCGCCAGCCGTTGAGGCCGACGACCACATCGAGACGCCCCATGACATCGGAGCGGTCGATGTACCCGAGGGCTTGGGCGACGAAAGCGCTCTCGCCCGGGCGCACGTTCGACCTGGACCGCACTGCCTTGGGAAGTACCTCGAAGGGCATCGGAGCCGCGAGCTGCCCACGAATCGCGATCCAATCCTGGGCACCGCTCACTGACCACCTCGCGGCATCTTCGCCAGATATGCATGGAGTTGTACCCGCAACTCGGCGGGGTTGGCGACGAAGCCCGGCACCGAAACGCGCTCGGAGTCCAGGTAATAGCAGAGGTCAGCAATGTCGCAGAGAAGACTGCGAAGCTCGGCGCGCTGATCCTCAACCGAGAGTTCGCGCGATGCGATTTCTGCGTCGCCGAGTTGTGCCGACCGCGCCAACGTTGCCTTCGCCTGCGCGGGGTCCGCGAGGCACGGCCGGACGATCTGAATCAGCGCCCCGACTCCGCGTCCCTCGATCGCTGCCTCCGCCTCCTCAAGCCCGCGGCCATCGAGGGGCGGCACGCGCCCAAGGACCCGGCGAGGACCGAAGCGCTCGGCCGTCTCGAGCGCGGCGGTCATCACCGCGCCGAGGTCGCCGACAACCAACTCGTCGTCTTCCGACGCAGGTCGAAGCCCGTTCACCCGTGGCGCGCACCGCGAGAGGAGCGTGGCCGCTTCGTCGTCGCCATCGGCGATCAGGAGCAAGGTCGTGAGATACCCCACCCTTGCCGCGGTCGCCTGGCGGCTGGTGTCGAGCGCCGGAGGCAGCCTGAGCGGCACGAGGCCTCGGAGCGTTTCCATCGCCAGCGCGAGGCCCGGGGCCAAGGCCGCCAGAAAAGCCTCCGCCTGTCTTGACCGAATCGCCGTCTCTGGTACTCTTTCTTGCAGGTCCGGCATGGGGCACCTCCTTGTCGGATGGCCCGTTCGGGGTAGGTCCCGAGCGGGCCGCGTTGCTTTTAGGCGCCGGCCTCCGCTTCGGGAGCCCAGCCCACTGCCTCTAGCAGCTGCTCACTGACCGCCTGCGATTGTTCCGCCGCCGGCGTCGCCCTCTTCTTGTCCAGAACCTCGACCAGCGCCTCAACGGCCCGGCCGAGCACCTCGTCAGGCGAGCCGATCCAGTCCTGGTGCTCTGGTGCGCGGCTCGACGACTTGATGCTCAGGTAGGCGGTCCCGTCGTCGCGGAGGCGCAGGTAGAGCGAGAGACCGGGGCGGCTCATTGCGACCTCCGTGGCACCCAGGACCGGCAGTCTGGGCACCATGGCATCTCAAGCTCGAGGTTCTCGCGGCGTGCGCGCGAATGCGGGCAGCCGAAGAGCGAGCTGACGAGGCGGTGCAGGAGGTACATCATGGCTGCGTTTCCTGAGCAAACCGGATGGCGTTACGCCTCCCGGCCAGTCGCTCGGCCGCGGCGCGGGACAGGTCACGTGCTTCGAAGGCGCGGTCCTTCTCTCCAGGCCACAGCTCGCGCGGCCGGCTGTCCTGCCGCATCGCTTCCCAGCGCTGTCTGCCGAGGCTGGCGAATGTCACCCTGATCACGCAGTAGCTACGAGAGGGCCGAGGGGCGAATACGCGCGGCACTTGGCTCATGCCGGTCATGCCGTCTCCCCCTTGATCAGCCCGGCCTTGTCCAGGGCAGCGCCGAAGCGCTGGATGACGGCGCCGAGCTCCTTGCGGAGGCGTGGGTTCTCGATGGCCGTCTCCAGCTCACGGAGGAGAGGAAGGGCGCCCTGGCAGGCGGAGGCGAGGTCGCCGGCCGCGTCCACTCTCGCGAGCTCGCGCAGGGTCCTGAGGTGAAGCGCTGCCTCTACCGTGAAGCGCTCTCTCTGGACTTCGGCGAGCATCTCGACCGCGAAGTTCAGGGCGTCTCTCTGCGCCTGGGTTAGGGTCGCCATCGGAGCGTCTTTCCAGTCGTCGGTCGCCGGCCTAGTTGCGCTGCGGCCCGCAGGTGTCGTAGCACTGGCGCAGGCACGGCGGCACCAGCCGCGTGCAGGCGTTGAAGCAGGCAAAGATGCCGAAGCAGGCGAACTCGCACAGGTTCTCCTGCGCCCAGCAGAACGACTCACACTCGCCGGAATCGCACGCCGAGTCGGTGCGGGGCTGCGACGCGCCAACGACGAGCGTGCACGTCAGGAGAACGAGCAGCCATGCGGTCAATCTCTTCATCGGCTTACCTCCTTAGTTGGTTCGGCATGTGGCGGTCACGTGAACCCGCCCCTGCGGCGCGACTTTCTCCGCCCGGCGCCTCAACACCCGCGCATGGCGCTCGGCGCTCGGCCCGCGGGAGCGGTAGCCCGTGGGCGACTCTGTCGTGTTGGCGGATTTCATCCGGGCCAGCCCGAGCGGACCGGTCTTGCCCTTGAATGCCTTTCCTGACGGACCCGACATCACGCTGCGTCCTTTCCGCCGCCGGCCTGGGCATGCCCCTGCCGGCCGCCGACCCAGGACCAGATCTCCTCGGCCGGCACCCCAAAGATCGGGGCGAGAGCCTGCGCCTTCGACTCCGTCATCGGCCGGGAGCCGCCCTCCGTTCGGGACCACTCGGAGCGGTCGATACCAGACAGCCTGGCTATCTCGTCGAGGGTCAGGCCGCGGGCCTGGCGCTCGATCCGGAGCTTGCCCAGGCGGCCGACCAGCGCTTCCTGGGTGGCCTTTGAGAGGAGGTTGGTGGCTTCCATGGCTGAGAGTTATATACCGACTCGCAGAACATGTCAACACCCGTGGTGAAATAAACCTCGACCCCGAGGCGCGCCCACTCACTGTCACCACGCGTGGTGATAGACTCCGCCGCCTATGACCTACCCGGGCGAGGTCGCCGCGCGTAGATTGGCTGCGGCGCTTCGTGCCGCGATCGAGTCAGCTGACGTATCGATGAGGGAGGTGGACAGGCGCATCGGATGGGCGCCTAACTACACCTCTCAACTGCTGAGGGGCACCGTTGACCTCAAGTTATGGCAGCTCCTCGGCATTCTCGAGGTGATCGGGAGGAAGCCAGAGGAGTTCTTCGCAGCGTTTTACCAACTCGCGCGGGGCGGCGACCGGATCGATGAGGACCGCGTGGTGAGGGAGTTCATGGACACTCTCGCGCCGAGCATCCGCGAGATGGTCGACCGACAGGTCGACCATCGGCTCAATGAAGGGCGGAGGCCGAAGAAGAGCTAGCTGGCTGCAGGGCGGGCGATCTTGCGCTCGAAGACGGCCACGACCCTTGCCAGTAGCTCGCAAGCGAGCTGCTGTTCTCTGGCAGAGCGTCGAAGAAGCCGAGCGGCCACCGACTCCCGGCCGATCCCGAGGGCGTCAAACACCGGAAGGATGGCCTGGACGACAGAGGCGATCTCGCCCCCGCGGCCCCGCGCGGCCAGGAGCTCTGCCAGCTCTAGGCCCACCTTCGCTGCCTCGTATGGCAGGCGTAGTTCCTGTGCCTCAGCAAGTGCGCACCGAAAGTGAGCCTCCGCGACCTCGTCCAGATCCCGGCGACCATGGGCCGCGCAGACTTGGGCCTTCAGCCAGCACCGCCTGAAAAGGAGCAGTTGATCACCGGCGACCTCGTAGAGCTCGGTGGTCCTTGCGAGCGCGGCCAGCGCCTCCGAGTGTCGGCCGAGCGCTGCAAGGAAGACGATGCCGTTATGTCGGCAGAGGAGGGCAAGCCGAGAACTGACGCCTCTGGCCAGGTGCGCCGCGCGGGTGACAAGGCGCAGCGCCTCTAACGGCTTGCCTGCCTCGTTCGTGGCGATCGCAAGTTGGACCAGGGCCTGAGCCAGGGCGTCGTCATCGCCCGAGGCGGCGTGGATTTCACACGCCAACAGGAGAAACTGGCTGGCCTCCTCGAAGCAACTCTGGCGCGTTCGCAGCGACGCCTGGAACTGCAGGAGCTGTGCTCGAAGCGCTTCGTTGCCGGTGCCCTGCCGCCAGAAGCCATCCGAGGCGCGGAATGCTTCCTCTGCCCGGCCGAAGTCGCCAGCGACCTTGAGTGCGTTGCCAAAGTGAGCCCATGCCTCGCTTCGAAGATCTGCCCAAGAAGAGGGTCTCAGCCCGTGGCAGCCATCTGCCATGGCTACCGCGAGTCTCGCGGCTTCGCACATTCCATGCGGATCGGAGAACCTGAGGCCGTAGCATTCCCGTAGCAGCGCTCGGCACCTCTTCTCTCGTCCGAGAAGGCGTCCCGCGGATGCGCGGAAGGCGAGAGGCGAGGCGGGTGGCTGAGCCTTTTGCATAAGCAACTGCGCTACCAATCGAGCAGATCCCAGGGCGGCAAGGCTATCCGCCCTGGCATCAGTTGGTCAACCCCTGGATGACTTTTCGATGCTGGCAGCGACTCTTCGCAGTTAATGCGTCAGCGAAGCCGGCGGGCAACCACCGGTCGGGTCGATCGCTGCACCGCACAGGGGCACAACCACCCGCGGCCTGGCGGGGCTCGGGACTCCCATGGCGCCCCTCACCCACTGAACCACCGTCTCCATGACGGTCGGCTGGTGCGCCTGCTTGGCCGGTCCGACGCCGGCGACGGCCGGGACGGCTGCGAAGGCCCCCACAATAAGAACTACGGCGATGAGCTTCCTCATGATCTCTCCTGCACCCCGGGCAGGTGCAACGCCCCGTAGGCGGGACGGAGCCGCCCGGAAGTAACCTCGTTTTCCTTGCCTGCGGGGCGGAGCGCGCGCCCTACCTATGGTAGTGCTACGCCTCAAGATATGGGGTGACAACAGGATGGCAGAACAGGATCTAGGGGTCCAGCTCGACACCGCGGCGCCTGGCGTAGGACCTCACCACCGTCCTCAGGAGCTGCGCAGCCGACACCCGGTCTCTGGCGGCGAGCTGGCGCAAGGCTCGGATCTCATCCTCGTAGAAGTATCTCCGTGGCGCATTTGGCCTCAGAGACTAGAGGATGCAGAGTGCGGTCCTGCGGCGGCGCTGCATCAACTACTGGCGCCACCAGAGAGCGTCGCCCCTCGTCGCGGTCGATCTCGCCGACCTTGAGGCGGCCGCGCCTCCACAGGAGCCGGAGCAGGAGCGCGGGATTGTGGCGCAGGAGGTCGCGCGGGCGGTCGCCGAACTGCCCGGTTGCTACCGCAAGGTGGTGTGGCTCCGCTACTGGCTCGGGTGCTCGGTGTCCGAGGCGGCGGCGAGGGCCGGCTACAGGCCGGCGAGCGCGCGGAAGGCTGCGGGACGGGCGCTCGGGCGGCTGCGGGCGACGCATTCGCTTGGAGCTATGGGCGGATAGGCTTGCGATGCGGCGAACGGGGCGCGTAGGCTGGATGCTTCCAGCGGAAGGAGATGACGATGAGCCGCACGATCAGCGTTGCCGGTGGTGTCAGATGAAGAAATCACTGGCGTCCGCCATTGCCTTGGCAACAGCCTTCAGCGCCCACCTTTGTGCAGCCCTGGTGACCTGCGCGCCGAATCTCGTCAGCGTAACTCAGGACAGGTTCTCAGGCAAGACTCTGGTTACTGTTCTTCGCGACGACGGAATTGACCACCTCGAGCCAGCCATCGGAGCGGAGGTTAAGGACGGCAAGCTTCTGCTTGTACAGATCGTGTTCCGAGGCGCATTTACGTATGGCTGGCGATATCTACGGTGCTTCGACACCTACATCTTGGCAGACGGTAAACCAGTCAAGATCGACCGGGTCTCGCGCTTGGGTGATCTACTGCACGGAGCCAGTGTTCGCGAGCAGATCATCGCTGACCTCAGTTCGGAATCCATCGAACAACTAGGTAGAGCCACCGTCGTCGAGTTCAAAGTCTGCCAAGACGTCTATCGCCTGGACACACGCTTCGTTTGCGCTCTTCACGAATTCGCTTGCCAGGTCAGGCAGGAGACCAGCGGTAGCCGCGATGCAGTGTGTCCGCCAGCCGCACTCGAAGCCTCCGGTCGGTTCACGGCGACCGCTAACGCTTGGACTGTTTGCGCAAGAAAACTAGTGACGACGATCCCCATGATTGGCCTTTACCTCCCACCCGCTTACGAAGATGGCCTCCTGATGAACAGGAAGGGCGAGCACTTCGACTTCAAGGTAAGCTTCACGGCGGTGGGGTCCTCTGACTCGGTTAACGCATATTGTTCGGTAGACTTTACCGATGGAGTGCCAGAAGTACCAGTCGTGAGCCTCGGTGTACCACCAGAGCCAACCCAACCACTGCCACCTCTGGATGCGCCAGAAGCAGTGTTCCCTCCCTCATTGCCGATGGCGCCGAGGGCGGCGATACCGCCGACACCACCTCCCGGAGCGTGGGAGGCATGCACGAAGAAACTACAGGTCGTGGCTGGTAAAGGCGCGGACCCGGGCGAGTTTGACCCCAGGTTCATCCTGGAGAATTCCGACCGGCGCTTCCACTACGTCGCCGTCTTCAAAGACACTAGCGCTACCCCCAAGCTCTGGACGTGTTCTATCGACTTTTCGCACGGAAACCAGGAGCCGCTGGTAGTCATCGAAAGATGGCGACACGGTAGGTGATCATTCTCTACGGGCAAGAACTCGGCAGGCTGAACGAGTCCACGATCCACGACTCTCCGAAGGCATCCGCCGGCGAGATCGTGTGCCCCTGGATCTGGACGCACTTCCCCGAGGTCAGGAGCCGGCAGTTGATCGGCGAGTCGGGCGGCACATAGACGCCGCCGGGAAGGTGCAGCGCGGCATTCACCCGCTGCGTCGACACCTCGACGTACGGGTCTCCCACCGAAGGGCCGTAGGTGTCGATCGCCAGTAGGCATACCGTGGCGACGTAGCAGGTCGACCCCATGCAGTACTGCCGCGATTCGAACACGCTGGTCGGGATGCCGTTTCGCTGCGGGTCGGCGATCGTGCCCTTCTCCGGCCCGAAGTATCCGGTGATGGTCTGCGCTTGCGCGAAGCTCGTACAGAGTAGGATGGCGACTGCAAGGGCTGCTGCTCTCATAGCGTCTTCTCCTTGATCTCGTGGGGCGCCGGATCGCCGGCGGCTCCCTCGTCTTCGGGTTGACCAACTGCTCCGCCTACCTCGGCCGCGACACGCTGGACGATCGCCTCGACCAGCTCGGCCGCGCCTGCTTCGGCTCCCAGCCGATAGAGAAACTCGGTGCCGGACGCCACGGCCATGACCGCCTCGTTGCCCTCGTCCTCGGCGACCCTGTAGAGGGAACGCAGGGCGACGATGAGAGGGTCAAGGCCGGTTGCGGGCTCAGGCGGCTGGTTGGGCACAGAGGACATGGCGGTAGGGCTCAGCGACGTGTTGTACCGTGCAACACGGTAGCAGGACGTGTACTGCGTCGTCTAGTCTTTCGCGATGCCTCGAGTGCGAGTGCAGCCCGAGAAGGGCAAGCGCGGCCAGTTGGTCAAGGTCACCTCCTACCTCTTCGAGGATGAGGCGGAGGCGCTTGAGGCGAGGGTGGCGCAGGACCGGACCTCGGCTGCCGAAGTGATCCGGCGGGCCCTGCGGGCGTATCTCAGGGTTGGCGGAGAGGGAGGGAGTTGAACCCCCGCGGCGGTGTGACCGCCGGCCTCCGGGTAGCAACCGGGCACCTTACCAAGCTCGGTCACCTCTCCGTGGTGAGTCCGGTGGGATTCGAACCCACACCGCGACCGGTTTTTGAGACCGGCGCCTCTACCGATTGAGCAACGGACCCGAGAGATGGTGCCGACCACGAGACTCGAACTCGCAACACCCAGGCCCTCGACCTGGTGCCTCTACCAGTTGGGCTAGATCGGCGATGGTGCTGCGCCTCGGGGTCGAACCGAGAACCTCCTGATCCTGAGCCAGGCGCCTCTGCCAGATTGGGCTAGCGCGGCGGTGAAGGTGGTGGGAGCGCAGGGAATCGAACCCCGCGGGCAGCGGTCAGCCACGACGGGTCTACAGCCCGTCCCGTCTCCATAGCGGTCTACGCTCCCTGGTTCAAAGAACGATGGCGGAGGGCGGAGGAGTCGAACCCCTACCGAGGGTCGCTCGGCACCACGGTTTTCGAGACCGTTTGCCAGCCCAACGCAGCGGCGCCCTCCAGGAAACACGAAAGCCTCCGCGGCTCATCGCCGGGAGGCTCAGGTGTGGGCTGCTGTGCTGCTCGTGCGCCTACACGCCTGTCTCCCCGGCGATGGCCAGGCTAAGGTAGCGTGAAGACAACAGCGAGCCGCGCATGGGAGGAGGGTATGGCATTTGGCAGACGGACGTCAACAGCCTGATGCGAACGCGCGCCTTTGGTGCTCGCAGGAAGCGGCGGCGAGTGGGGCGTGGGATTACCTGTCCAAGGCGCCGATCGCGCGTCAGAAACCGCACGTGCGGTTTCCAGGGCCAACCTGGTGGCCGTCTATTGCCTCTCATGGATGCCGGCAGCCTACCGTGAGCGGCTGGAGGCAGAAACGCCTGCCTGCGCCGTCCCGGAACGCAGGTCCAGCACACGCAGCACATGGGAAGAGCGAGGCGACGGCGATCACTTCGGCCCTCCGCTCGCCTTCAACTCGCGAGCGATCTCCGCAGCCAGTTGGTGGACCTCTTGCTGGCGTCGCCTCTCAGCCATGATCTGGTCGTAGCGCTCCCTGCTCATCAGGTCGGCGCCCGAGGGCACCGCCTTGGAGAACCAGTACTTTAGCTTCATGGCTTGACCAAGACCGGGCGAGCGTCGCGAGGACGTGCAGCCCCGCGACGCCTGCCGGGCATCTCGCTCCTCAGACCGCCGGAAAGGCCGCCGTATCCACGACCCCCACCAGGTTGCCGACCGGGTTGGTGTGCTGCCAACTGCGCCCCGTCTTGGTGTCGATGACGGTCAGGGTGAAGCCGACGTTGGTCGCACCGTGCCACTTCACCCAATCCGCCTCGCGGCCATCGGGGAGCGGGTCCTTGAGGACGCTCACCGTGATCTCGATGTTGCCAGGGGCGAAAAACCAGAAGTGGCCGGTGTCGTCGCTGAACGGAATTGCCACGCCGGTTCCCTTGCGCCCGTCGGTCGTCTCCCAGGATCCGACGGCGGCATGGAACCGGCCATACTGCCCATGGAGGCGCAGGACTCCCGGATCGAGCGCGAGGCCGGGAGGCGCCGGCTGATCCTGGTGCTCCTTCCACCACTCTGCGAGCTCGGCCTGCTCCTTCGCAGCCGCGGCATCGGAAGCCGCGGTGGCCGCTTCAACGCTCACGCCGATCTCGGCCAAGTGCGGCACGATGAAGGCGTCGTAGAGGCACTCCGTGGTGCCGGGCGCCAAGAGGTGCTCGAGGAGTGCGCGGTCGGCATCGGTCACCACGTAGGAGGCGTTGCCCTCGAGCTGGAACGGGTTGCTCGGCAGCCTGACCACGGCCTGGATCGTGGTCTTGTCCGCCTCACGCTCTCCCAGCGAGGAGCCGCGCGACGGCGATGTCGGACCGCCCGCAGGCCATCCGACCGCCGCGAGGAAGCCCTCGTTGGTGGACAGGTCGGCCGCCACGGCGCCGTTCCACGGGGCCGACATCAACGGGAAGCCGCCGGGGCCGGTGGCGGCGAGCTGCACCGCGTTGGCCGGCTGCGGCACAGTGTCGGCCTTCTCGTAGATGATGCTGGTGGCCAGCAGGGAGCCAGCCCAATCGTGAAGGTTCGTGTTCATGCTATCTCCTTGTGTTGCCTCAGTTTGGGTATCCCATTCCGGGATCTCGACCGTCAGGCCGTCGCGGACGCGATGGGACGGGGTGAAGGTCGGTCAATCAATCGAGCCGTTCCAGATGACCCACGACGAGGGCGCAAATGGCAGTCCCGCGGCCGACGATGCGGAAGGTGATGCTCATGACGCCTTGACCGGCCACCCGATCGGGTAGTGGCGCCGGGCGATGCGGATGGCCAGGAGGTACTGGACTCGGTGCACCGCCGCCGCGAAGTCGGCGGCCTCGTCAGGGTGCTGGACTGGCAACTTGTGCCATGCGTTCCAGACCTCGTCCATGAGGTCCATGACACGGCGCTCGTCGGGGAGTAGACCGGTCTCTGGCTCCGGCACCGGAGCCAGAGAGGGGACGTGGAGCGGCTCGCTCAGCCCGCACTCGCATCGCCGATCGCCAGCCACGAAGACATGGACCTTGGCCCCCGGAGGCCCGTAGCACAGATGCGCGGCGATCTGGATCTCCGCGCTCACCGCGTTCACCACCGCACCCCCGCCGTGACAGGCGGCTCGAAAGCGAAGCTCCGCTGCTGAGCCGGGACCGCGTTGTAGTCGTAGATCAACGAGAGCCGCACCCCGACGACGATGGGGCCCACTCGCACCATGTCCTGCCTGTGATACGCAGCCACCCGCTTGTTGAGCCAGTCCCACTCCCCGCCGGTTTCCCGGAGGCCGCCAAGCCCCAGGAAGCCGCGCTTGGCCGGCAACTCCATGACCTCAGTGACGCCGTGCTGATCCTGGGCGACCAGGACCTCGCCGCCCTGCGGCGCTGGCTTCAACTTTTTCTCGGTGAGCACGTCCAGGCCGCCGCGGTGGCGGCCGGTCAGCGTGTCCTGCGCCAAGCCATACTTCTTTTCGTACGCCGCGGCGTCGCCACTGGAGAGGCCGATGACCTGCTCCGGCTGAATGAGGGTTCGGGCGATCGAGGCCCGCGGCATCGGCTCCTCTGCCGAAGGAAGGCCGGCTGCCAGCGTGGCGCCCGGGCCAGCAGGCACGCCGCTCGCCGCCGGCGGCTGCGCGCCCGGGACTTGCCCGGTAACTCCCGGCGACTCCCGGGACTTGCTCGGCTGGCTGTTGCGGCCCAAAAGCCGATCCGCCAGCCGACCCAGGGCGCCTCTGCGCAGCGCCGGCGGAGCGACCCGCGGCACTGGCTGGGTCTTCGCTGCTGCCAGCGCGTCCGCTGCGCTCCCGAGCCGCTGGGCCGCCTGCACCAGGCCAGTCGTGTCGAGCTTGACCGGAGCCGGCTGGCTACTGCCGAGGGTCCGCAGCGCCGAGGCCGGCCCGAGCATGTCCTTGACCGAGCTGGCCACGAAGAGGACCGAACCTGCGATCGCCAGGACGAGCACAAGCACGCCGGCTGCTATGGCGTGGTGATACCAGCGCGAGATCATGAGCTGGGCGTCCCCGCATCAGAGGCCGCAGGCGTCTGCGTCGCGCTGGCTGCTTGCACCTGGGCGGTCACCACTCGCGCACGCACGTGCTGGGCCCAGCCCTTATACCCGAGCCACGGCACCATGATGGCGCCCATCCATGCGACGCAGGTATTGCCGTTGTCCTTGAGGAAGGCGTGAGCCGCTGGGTCGCCGAGGACCGCATCCCGCCACCACGCGATCGACATGATGACGCTGCAGGCGGTCGGGAAGATCCATCCGCTGAAGCCGTCAGCGAGGAAGCCCCGGAACCAGCCTAGCGGGGCGGTGTCACCGCCGGCGAGCGCGGGAGAGGCCGAGGCGCCTCCGCCGCCGAGGCGTCCCTGGATGAGACCCTTCGCCTGCTGGATGAGAGAGTCGAAGTTCATGCGCCGAGTACCTCCTTGGCCTTGGTGTAGTACATCTCGCGGTCCGCCAGGCCGTTGAGACCGCCGTTGATACGGCGGGTGATGGTCGTGAAGTCGCCAGCGTCTGCCAGTTCGTTGCAGCCGTTGACGGCGAAATACCGACCCGCGATGCGGAAGCCTACGGCTGGCGTCGCCGCGAGATCGGGATTGCCGACGAGGTCAACGCCGAGCGCCGCACCGTACTCCCGGTAATTATCGGCGCCGGTCAGCGCGATCGGTCCGCGGCCGCGATTCCTCCAGCCGTCGCCAGATTCCTCCGCCCCATTGCCCATTCGGTTGGCGTAGACGCGATTGGCGATCAACTGCGGCTGGCGGGCATAGGCCGCGGCCGTCGCGGCGTCAAAGTGAGTCGGAAAGGCGGTGAGCAGCGCGGCGGCCGAGTAGTTGAGGTTCTCGGACCACTCCCGAAGCTCGCTCGACTCGTGCGCCAACTGCGCCACGAAGGCGGCGGCGCGGAGCGGGGTATCGATGGCGAACTCGGCCATGCCCGCTGCGAGCAGGGGCAAGTAGAGGTCGAGCTTCGAGGCTGGCAGGTGAGGCATGATCGCCTGCAGGGCCTCTGGCGAGAGGCCTGTGGTGCCCTGGGACGGAGGCGCGGCTGCCTGGGATGCCTCAGGCGCCAGCGCCGGCGGGAGTGCGGGCACTGCCGAGGGCTCCTGGCCAGCTACGACCGCCGGCGAACTCTGGCCGAAGACCTTGACTAGCCAGCTCGCGATCCGCTGGGCCAGAGCGAGGAGAGGGTTCATACATTCTCCTTGCGCCACCGCTTGCGGGGCCTATCAAGGCCATCCTGGTGACACGCCAGGCCGTGGTCGCAGTAGACGCAGCGGCCATTGCTGCCTCGCACTGGCCAGTTGCATGGCCCGGCATCCGCCATGTCGCAGCATCCACACGAGCACCGCGGGGCTGGCGCGGTCGGTGAGGGAGGGGGCGCCCCAACACCGAATGCGGCGAGCGCGCCAAGAAGCGCCTCCGTGCGACTCCGCAGCGCAGCCCCGTGGCCCGTGCAGGCGCCTGTGGGGCGCTCGCAGGTTGGACACTCAGGCCCGAAGTCGCACTCGCCGGCGTGAGTGCCGAACTTCAGCAACTCAGTCGCAGCCGCGAGCAACGCCGCAAGGCGCGGCTCCGGTCCGCCCTGGATCTCGTCCCCGAAGAGCTTGCGACGCGTCTCGGCCTTTGCCTCGCGCTCGGCCCTGACGCTCTCTGCCTTCTCGACGCTGTAGGGGGGCTCGCCGGCGAACGTGATGCCCTCTGGATCGTCGCGGTAGTCCCACACTCCGCGAAAAGCCCACGCGCCTGCGCCCTCGTCACGCTGGATCTCTAAGGCCATCCCAAGCGGGTGCAGGAAGAGCCGGTTGACCTCCTGGAGGTAGCCGCGCTCCTGGAACTCCTTGGGGTCGATGTAGCGGATCGCGTCGCTCACCCAGGGCTCCTCTCGACGAGCGGAAACCGGCAGCGCTCGGCTGGCTGCGGCAGCACGCGCTCCAGGTCTTCACCGAGCTTGAGCTCCATCACGAAGTCGCAGCGCTGCTGGCAGCGAGCCTCGGCCTGCTCTCTCGTTGGATAGACGCCAAGTACCGCCCATGGCTCCCGGCTCCTGTCGCGACCTGCAAGGTAGACGGGAAAGGAGGTGTTGAACCAGACCTCGGTGCGGTGGCACGGGCGCGCATCGATGTCGATGGCCTCGGGTTCCTCGCTCACCGCAGCGCCTCCTTGATGACCGCGATCGCCACTCCGGCCCGCACCTGGCGCGGAGTGAAGTGTAGGACCGTCCAGCCAGCGAGTTGGGCGCTGTTGCCCTTCTCGTAGTCGCGCTCGAGCCCGTCGCACCGCTGGTGCGCTCCGACCCCGCGGCCGCGGGTGACGCCATCGATCTCGACGGCGAGCATGTGGCCCGGCCAGGCGAAGTCGAAGCGCCAGCGGCGCACCGGATCGAAGCGGTACTCGCGCTCGGGGAGCGGCAGACCAACGGCTCGGAGCTGGAAGGCGAGCGCCTCTTCGCCGGCGGAGAGCGGGGCGGTCCCAGGGCGGCTCCGTGGTGCGCGGCTCCGGGCCAAGATGAATCCGCGCGCGGCACGCTGGCAGCGCACGGCGGTCCGCAGGGCGGCTGCCTCAGGCGGCGACAAGGTAGCCTCCGCGCAAGAACCCATGCCAGGCACCTGCCTGGATCGAGCCGGCGCCGGCGGCGCACGTGCTTTGGCCGGGCTCCGGGTTCTTGTCGACCGTGAAATCGGGCGCCACGCCATGGCGGCACCAGCAGCGGTGCACGTCGTCCTCGGGCTGGGTGCAGTTGGAAGCCCGATTGTCGATGTCCCAATCGTTCCAGTGGCGGCCGGGGCAGCGGACGACGTAGGCGCGACCGTCTGGACCGCACCACCGCGCCCAGTGCTCGCGCCAGGTGGCACGCCAGATCGCGCCGGCCGGCGCCTCGCGAAGCGTCGTCTCCTCGCCGGTATCGACGCGCCGGTAGATGTGCTCATGCGAGGCCTGCGAGTGGAAGGCCGCTCCATCGAAGACGTAGCCGCATCTGCATGCAGACGGCCACCGCGGGTCACCCGCAAACGCCTGCTCGGCGGGCATGACGCCGAAGAGGTCGACGCTCGCAGTCTCCGCTGGCGCCTCTACTCCGTCCACCAATACCAGGGCGTTGTGGTACTGGCCGCCATTCAGCGGACAGCCCGTGCCGCCATACCGCCGCAGGTAGACCCTCGCCCGCGCACTCGGCTCGATCAGGAAGCAGCGAATGCCCGGGCCGCTCATCGCCAGTCGATCTTTGAGAAGAACCACAGCAGGCCACCGACGACCAGGACGGCCGCGCCGATCGCCACGAGTGCCCACGCCGCACAGCTCACCGGCGCCTCCCAGGAAACTCGCCACCGATCCAGGCCAGTAGGACCATCATTCCGAGGAGCCAGAGCCATGCGATCAGGACCTGGCGGCCCGTGAGGTGCTCGGTCGCCTCCAGCGCAAAGGCCAACGTGCCCAAGGCCAGTGTCACGAGCCACCCCCAAGGCCGAGGAGCGCGAGGAACTTCTGCCAGAGGGAGCGGTGGAGGCGCCCTGGCGCAGAGGCAGTTGGCACGCCGCCAGGCGGTGGTGGTGGCGTGACATGCCCCGGCGCCGGGAAGCCGTGCGGGCCGGCAACAGGCGCTAAGCCGCTCACGACTGCGCCGCCGACCCGCCGCGCCTCCGCCTGGTCACCTCCCCAGCGGAAGCGCCACAACTCGCGCCCCGGCAGGTAGGGCACATCCACAACGAACGGATTCTTTGCGCCGGCGGAGGCGCGGAACGACGTGCCGGTATCGATGGTGGTCGCATCGTCCGCCGCCATGCGGCTCCAGGCCGCCGGCACCACGCCGGTGTAGTTGCCGGCGGAGGTGAGCATGGCGATCGCCAACTGGGGTTTCTCCGAGTTGACCGGATTGGTGCAGCGCGACATCCGGCCGCCCTCGGTCGCCCGGACTTCGATCTCGAACGGGCCATACAAGCGCCAGCCGGCCAGCATGCCGATCGCATGGTCCAATCCGTCCAGGCTGCCTTGCTCGATCAGGGCCCGGAGCGCCTCCCGGTCGCCGGGCTGGAGTCCCCATGCCTCGGGCGGCGTCGGTGCGCCGAAGGTCTTGCCCGTGGCGGCCTCCACAAGAAGCAGGGGCCAGAAGTTCTGCTCGGTGTCGAGGGGCTTGTAGCGCCGGCCGATCTGGAGCTGCTCGTAGCCGATCGCCCAGGAGAGGAGCGGCCCCAAAAGGCCCTCGGCAACCACCGCCCCGTTGTAGCGGTGGCCCACCGCTGTGGTGCTCACGCCACCTGAGCGGTGGGGTGCGTCTCCGTCCGACTCAGCGGTTGCGGGGTTGCCGATCAGCTTGGTATGCGTGCGCGGTCCGAGTAGCGCGCCGATCGCGTAATAGGCGATCGAGGCGCGCGCCGCGGCGGCGAGCATGCCGCGCGCCTCATGGCCGCCAGGCGCAAGCTTCATTCCTGTGACGCGGTACGCCAAGGCGTCGCAGTCGTAGAGCTCACCGAACGCTTCCCGCCGGCGCAGGCCTTCCTTACGCTCCTGCTGGCAGAACGCCACGCAAGCGTCCCAGTCGTTAGCCGCCTGGACTGCGCCCCAGCGCCAGTTGTCAGAGCCCCAGTCGCCCTCGTCGGTTCCTGGCGCACCGTAGTTGGTGCCCTTGGGCGTATACCTCTTGGCGCCGGTCAGTAGGCCGTAGACCGTCGTCGCACTGTCTTTCCTGGCGTCACCGGCCATGAGCTACACCTCGTTCTGTGCGAAGGCGAGCGTGCCCTTGTGGGCGAGGATCGAGCGGCGTCACGCGACACCTCGGATACCACAGGTCACAAGGTCATTGGAAATATCATGCGCTCGGGTAACGCGGAGTAACAGTCGACTCCCTCCGCTCAAGTTCTGCCACCTTGACCTCGTAGGGCCTCAACCTTTCGACCTCGCGCTCGAGTCCCTCGACCTTGGCCTCCAGCTCTTCGACCCGCTTGCGCAGGCGCTGGTAGTCCTCTTCGCGACTGACCTGAATGCGCTCGGCCCGGGCGAACTCAGCTTCTCGGAACTGCTGCTCCATGGACAACTTCCTTTCCGAGACGCTGCGTCGGTCTTGCAACCTGGCGCCGAACCACTTCAGGACTGCCGGCCCAATGAGCGACACAAGCACGGCCGAGATGACGGCCTCGGCAGTGGGGTTTGTAAGAGGCGCCAACAGTGTCATGACGACCTCTACCTCCCACGCATGAGCGCCAGACGTAGGTAGCTCTTGATGGATTGGTACCCGTGCCATAAAAAGAACGGCAGGCCGATCGAGCGCCACAGCGTGTACCAGATGTCGAAAGCGAAGACGAAGTAGAGAACCGCGCTCAACAGGGCGACACGCGGCGCGGACCGCCCGGTGACGGCCCATACGATGCGCAAGGCGCCCAGAAGCCCGAGGATGGCACCAACCAAAACGGGGTTGGCGAAGCGCTGGAGTTGTACCCACCATGTGAGTACGCCTTGCGGCATGACATGGAAGCACGCGATCCAGACGCCTAGCGCCAACTGGAGTACCGCTGCGTCCATCTCGCGATCATTCCAGATGCGGTGACTTGCAAAACGTAGAAAACTACTGGTCTCGTCGAGTCGCCGTTCTCGCATAATGAGTTTCACCTTTTGTTAGGTCCATGTCTCCAGTAGGGCGTAGCACATGAAGTTGAGGTCCGCCTTCGTGATGGAGCCGGGAGCGATCGAGCCGGGCATCGCACCGCCGCTGCAGGCCACGGTTCCCCAGCGGGGCATGTCCGCAGACCCCGATGTCGGCACTCCGTAGTAGGCAGCCGTCCCAGCAGCGCTGCCATTATTGGTTGTTGCGAAGTAATACTGCCCAGCCTGCAGAGTGACCGGGAGGTTGACCGTGGTCTTTACCCAAGCCGCCAAGAGCGTCGAGAGCGCGCCCGAAGTCCACTTCTGATTACCGGTTGCGTCGAAGATCCCCAACTGGAGGCAACCGGCAACCACGGCTGCTGTCTTGATCGCCACCTGGTTGATAACCATGGGCGACCAGAGCGTGAAGGGGAAAACGTAGGCGACGCTGTTGCCGTGGGTCACTGGCGAGAAGGTGACTGGGGTTCCTCCCCAAGGCCACGCATCGATGAGCGCCACCTGGCTCACCGCAACAGATGGCAACGCCGACCAGGTGGCGCCGTCGGGCGAGACGTAGAGGATTGCTTGATCCTGAGCGAAGAAGTAGGACCCAGCGGCAAAGCCCGAGCTCGGTTGATCACCAACGTTGCCGACATACCAGGTGACGTAGCCGCTCTGCGCTGGATGTCGATCGAGGACTTGGAGAGCCACCTAGAGCGCCTCCTTGAATTTCTGCGACATCGAATAGCGCGCTAGGCGCGGGTTTTTGACGGGACCTGGCGCCGCGAAACGCCCCCAGATCGGTGCCCACTTGCCCGCGGTGCTTAAGTTCGCGGTGTCCGGGATCCACAGGAAGTTACCGTGGATGCCAACCGTGCCCTTCAGTTGCGAGAAGATCGCGTCACTCTCCGTCTCGGTCAGGTTCTGGTTCACGAACTCAGCGAGCCTCCACTGCGGACGCACCTCGATCCACTCTTGCCCGCCCGGCGTTGGGGATACAACAGAAGGGTCAGCCCAATCCACATCCCAGTTCCAGTCCATACTGCCAAAGGGCAACGTCATATCCGAGATGTTGAGCCGCCCTGCTGCTGCGTAGGCGTCCGATGAAACCTGGTCTACAAGGATCGAGTCGATGAAGCCGGTGATGCTGTTGAACTGGCACGTGAACGGCGCGCCAAGCACAGACGTGAGATTGAAGACGCGGAACGTCTGCCCACCGATGAAGACCGGATAGCTAATGGCCAGGTCGCCGCTGTCGTATAAGTAGCCATTGTGTTCGGCGATCCATTGGACCGCGGCAAATTCAAGTGTATTGGCCGTGCCGGCGGTGCCACTACACCGAATGCCTACGTTGGTCGCCGTCAAGGCGGAAAGGAGCGATGCATTCCACTGCACTTGCGCGACGAGCGGCGTCGTGCCCGTAGCGATTACCGCGCCGCTCCAGAGGTTCGCTACGACCGAGCCGCCCTGTACCAGATCGATTGAAAGCGATGGTGAAGTCCCGCTTGAGCCTGAAGCCCTTAAGTAGACAAGAAACGTTTGCAGGTTGGCTCCGGCCTTGAGCGGTAGTTGTCCACCATCCGTCTGCGACGCATTGAAGGTGGAAGTAAACTGCGTATTGCTCGTCTTAGTGACGGCGGTCAACCAGGAGGATGGCTGGCCGAGCCAGAAGTCTGCGGTGGGCGAATTGTTCCAAGCGTTGTTGGCAGACAATGCGCCTGTTAGATTAGTGACGCTCGTCGCCGCGCCGAAAGCGGGCCTAGTGATCTGGAGCAGGTGGTAGGCCGTAGCACTGCTTCTGTAGCAGCGCACGCGCCAACGCTTGACGGCTGCCGAGCCCGTAATGACGCGGGAGTTGTCGTTGATGAGCGCTACGACCTGAACCGTTGAGTCGAAGCTGATCCCACTGGTCGGCGGCAGAAACACGAGTGAGCGCGAGCTCGGGTAGACCAGGGGCGCGGCGCCACCACCTGGCGAGATGACGGAGGCGCCCCCAGGTAGGACATCGCCGGCCGCGCTCTGCCAGCGGGTCGAGACCTGAGGAGACTGGAGGTTCCCGGCGGGGAAACCTGGGTTGGCCGACCCGGCCAGGATCGTGCCGAGGTCGCCCAGGTTGGGCATGGTGAAGCCGCAGACGGTATTTACCCCCATACCATCACCTGCACGCTTCCGGGGCTCGGTTGCTCATCGAACTCCAAGGCCACGAAGTTGCGCGGCAACGCGAACCGTGCAATGCCGGCCGGAGCATACGAGAGCGAGACGCTCTGGCCGATGTCTGCCTGGTATGGAAGCGAATGACCTCCAACCTTCCAGCAGTCGCGGCGCACCTTGAACAATGCGAGGAGGCGCTGCGCCTCCGCAAGGGCGTCCGCGTAAAAGGCCAAGTTCGCAAGCACCACCATCGTCTGCGCCTGAGCGTACTGCGTGTACACCGTGGCATCCTGCGCGGTGGCGTAGCGCCACTGATTGAGACAGTAGGCCAGGCGCTTCGGATTCTGCAGTACCACGCCCGCAAGGTTGCTTTGGCTTGTGTTCGTCGCCGCGTAGTTCTGACCATAAGCGACGGCGACCCGGTAGTAGGGCACGGAGAGAAGTTGTGGCTCCCACTGCGGCTTGTCCTCGATCGTTGTGGCATCGAGCGCGAAGGTCGGACTCACCGGTACGCCGGTGAAGACAGTAGCCTGAAGAAGGTTGCCAGTGCGCTCGAACCCCCACGAGGCCCCAACTGTCATGGCCACTTCGTCTATAACATCGCGCAGGATGCGCCCGGCACCTGGCAGGTCGGACGTGAAGGGATCAGCCTGCGAGGCAGCGCTGTCGTAGATTCCGATTCCGACCGGCGCGGCGTTTTGCGCATCAATGGCCGCGAAGGCCGTCGCGTCTATGTCCGTGGAGTCGTTTAGCAAGCCGTGTCGGACCGCAAGCCGGCGCATGATGCCGCCAGCCGTAGAGACGTATCCGCTCACGCCACCGGTCGTGCCGGCGTCGCCGCGAGCCCAGGCCGTTATGGCGCCGGCGGGCTGTTGCAGGAGCGTGAAGTAGCCGCGTGCCTGATCCACGGTGTACTGGTTTGTGCCTGCCTTGATGACAATCGTCACCGAGTGGCCTGCGGCCTCCGTCGTTAGAGGACCACTGACCACCATGACGTTGCCGGTCTGGTGCGGCCCGAGCGCGACGAACGTCACGCTGAACGTAGCATTATTACCGGCATTCGCCGCACCAGAGACTGTCACCGAGAGAGTGATGGCATTACCGCCTGGGGAGAACACCGAGAAGTCGGCGCCGGTGGCCGTGATGGTATTAGCGGCGGCGTTGAAGGCGACATCGGTGCCCGTGTACGAGAAGGGGGGCACCAGCGCCGCACCTGAGTCGAACACCGCCTTGATTAGCGAGACCTGGCGGTCGTGGACCTGATAGATCAGATTGCCAGGATCGACCAGTATGGGCACCATCTCCAAAACTTCACCGTAGCAGAGCGGAAGCGCCTTGCCAGCAATGTTGGGGTCCGACCAGTCGGCGACATCCCATGCAGTCGAGCCGTAGAGGATCCCCGTGTAGCCGTTGACGGTGAGATCGGCGACGTAATTGAACTGACCGTCGTAGCATTGCCAGTAGCCAACTAGGCCACTCTCGTTGCCGACGAAGCGCAGGTATCGATTCCCGATGATACTGGCCGCTGACCGCGCGCTGTTCCAGATGCTCACCTCGGAGAGCTTGGTGCCAGCGGAACTCGAAGTCCCTGCGCCAACGGCGCTGTTCGTCAGCCAGGTGAGTGGGACGCTTGCCACAGTAAGCCCCCCCGTCAGTGCAGTGGCTGTCGCGACGGATGCACCATTCACCAGGATATTCTTCGCCTGACCAGAGTGATCGTACACGCAGTCAATCCGGTTCCAGCCCGCCACAAGCATGCCGGCGGGCGAGTCGAGCGTCATGGGCGACACGCCACGCGTAATGAAGCGCACGCTGCCGCTGGCGCTACCATTGAACCGGATGGCCCAGCCGTTCGTGCCGTCGTCTTGACCGATCACGGTTTGCGACGCTGTGATGAGATCGGTTACATAGAGCCACAGTGAAACCGTCAGACTGCCGGTCTGAGACGGAAAGGAAGGCGCAACGATCTTATCGCCAGCGACACTGACCTTGACCGCCGGCGGCGTGTAGGTGTTCCACGGCTGATTCTGAATTGGCTTAGCAAAGTTCCAATCCTTCGACCGCAGGTGCAGAGTGGCGCTCTGTGGCGACATGAGGATGTCACCAGCGCCAACGGCATCGATCACGGTGCCGTAGTCAGCGAGCGCCAGGACGAGGCCGGTAGAAAGGGTCCCGCCGAGTTGTACCAGGGCGCGGCGCCCATCCATGGCCAGCGTGCGCATCGAATCGAGCCCGCCATCACCATTGCCGAAGACGATCTGGCCGAGGTCCGGCGATGAATTGCCTCCGATGCTTGCCGAAGTCCACATGGAACGTTTGCGTTGTGGCGGCGACGTAATGCGGGCGCAGTACTCCATGTTTGGCACGGCATCGGTAGGACCTGTACTGAAGGCGTGCGACGCGAAGTAATAAGGCAAGACAGACCACTGCATAGCGCCGTTGGCATTCCACGCTGGCGCACTCAGAGTCAGTGCCGAGCCGGAACCGATTGTGTTAGCCGCCGTAGTGGAGGAGCCGCCGTCATTCAGGCGCCAGTACTGAGCCAGGCTGGCGGTCGTGCCATTGATGGTCGGGTAGGAGTTGATCTGCGGCATGCCTCGTAGCCACGCCCACGGCGCGAGGCTGGGGAGGCCGGCAGAGGCAACCAGGGGAAGAACTACCGACCAGACCTGGAAGTCCGAGAGCTCTCCATCGAAATAGTTTGTGGCACCCACTGGATCACGCCCGATCGAGCACGAAGAGGACGGCGAGTTGAAGGTGCCGGAGATGGCGATGCTCCCAGATAGAACACCACCAATGTAAAGGCGAAGTTGCAGGAGTCCAAGGTCGAGCACGCCAGCGACGAGCGTTGACGCCCCGGCCGGCACAGCGCCTGCGGCTGACGTCACCTGAAACTGCGTGCCGGCATCATTGGCGGCTAGGACCTGAACGGCATTCGCCGCGGTACCAGCCAATCGCAGTACGCGGTCGCCGGCAACAGAACTGTCAGCCCCACCGAAACCTGCGAGATACTTCTTCGTCGCGGCAGTCGTCCGTGGCTTGACCCACACGCTCCAGCTCATTGAGCCAGCTGGAGTCGCCACAGACTGCGCACCGTAGGTGGCGACACCGTCCAAGATGAGGCTGTGCTGCACCTTCGATATGTCGTATGGCCAGAGCGTGCAGAGCCATTGGCGGTATGCCTGCGAATCCGTCAAGAGCGCCTGATAGTTGGCGGTCATCTCGCTGCCACCCTGCCGGCGCGCCCCGTTGAGCGCATCGATGCCAACTGGCGGTTGAGGTCCGCCTGCTGCCGCGCGAGTTGGTCTCTCTGGTCACGCGCTTCAGCGGCCTCGGCCTGCTGCTGCGCACGGTAGGCGCGGAACTCGGCGAGGAGATCAGCGGAGTCCGTGGAATCCGTCCGATCGCGACTAGAGATCTGCACAGGGATGCTGCCGCTCCGGAGGGGGATGATGGCCTCCGGGCCGGCCTCGCCGACCCATGCCAACTGACGGTTGAGGACGAGACCTCCTTCGGCAAAGCCTGGAACATGGGCGGCGTGGAGTGCGCTTGCCATGGCACCCATCGCGGTCGCCGCCTGGGTGGCAGCGGCCGCAAGGGCGGTCATTGCCGCAGTCGCAGCCTGCGTCGCTGCATTCGGATCTGGCGGCGGTCCAGGACTGCCGTTGTTGGTGGAGCCCGGGGGGGGCAGGGCACCGCTTCCCGGAGGCGGCAGGCTCGTAGGGTTCTGTGGCGATCCCGGCGGATACATCCACGGCGGGAAGCCGTAGTTGACCGGTAAGCTCGCCGGGGACCCTGTGCCGAACCGATTACCGAGGTCTGCAAGCGTCTGGAGGACCTGCGCGAAAATCGACGAGTATGGGCCCGAGCTTCCGAATTCCCCTCGTAGCGCGGACAAGTAGTCCTGCGCAGCCTGCTGCTCGTTCTGCAGGGCCGTCTGATCACCGGTCTGCGCCTTGGCGGTCGTCGCGTCGAAATACGCCTTCGCCGCATCAAGCCTCTGTTGCGGCGTCAGCGCAGTTAGTTGGGCGTTCTGGCGAAGACTCTGAGCAAAGACCTTGAGGGCGTCGGCGGCGTTCGTCGCCGAGGATGCCAGGCTGGTCTGCGCAGTGCTGACCGTGCTCGCTGCTGGAGCCGTCGCCGGCAATTTATTGATCATGTCCTGCAGCCAGCTCGCGTCGGCGGTCGTGATCAGATGCATGTCCTCGGCCAGGACGAGTTGCTCCTTCAACTGCGCAATATCAAGCTCGTACTTCATCTGGTCGAGCCGCTGCTTATCGGCCGCATCGGTCACGTATTGCGAGAGGCCAGTGGCGATCTGGATCGTGATTTGTTGCGCGGTTTCCTGAACGATCTGGCTTACCTGCTGCGCCGTAAACCCGAGAGTTGCAGCGTTTTGAGTGATGAAGGCGATGGCGTCGCCGACCTTCTTCATATTCTGAGCGGCCGTCTCGAGCGGCAGATTCAGGCTTTGGACTACCTGTTGGCCAAGATCCTTCATGGCCTGCCCCTCGGCGTCGAGGATCCGGCCGAGGAACCGCGCACTGGCGCCTGCTGCGACAGCGTCGTTGTATGCCTGCGTCCAGGTATTGTGGAGATCAGCCATCTGCTGTTGCCAACTGCTCATCCCCATCATTTCCTGCTCGTAGGGCTTCATCTGCTGGCCGATCGACAACTTGGTCTGGAGGTTGAGCAGGTCGATCTCTTGCTGTCGCGCCGCGTTTGCCTGATCGATCGCCTTCTTGTCGTGCCCCAGCAAGAGGATCTCGGCATTCCACTTGATATTGATCTGGTCGAGCGCCTTGGCATAGGCGTCCATACCGATCTCGTGCACGGACTGCCGGACCTGATCGATCAGTTGCTTAAGATTCTGGAGCGTGCTCGCGAAGCTCGAAGTGCCAGCGCTATGGGCGGCCGGCGCCTTCGCCGCATCGGCGGCTGTGATCGTTAGGTTTTGGAGTGATGCGATCAGCTTGTTATCGGCGTCAATCTGCGCGTTGATCTCGGCGAGCAGGGTTTGGTTGGCACTGGACGAGAGCGCAGCGCTCTTGGCCTGCGCCTCGGCCCCTATTACCGAGGCGCGCGCAACATCACCAATCCCGGTGATGTAGGCGCCCTGCCCCTCAAGCGCCAGTGCTTGCGTCTGGAGCTGGATTTCGTTCGCCTTGACTTCGGATTCCTTCATCGCGAGCTCGGCGTTGTACTGCTGCACGTCGAGCTCGAATTTCTGCTTCGCGGTCAGTTGGATGCCGAGAACCGAGTCGCGCTCTTGCTGGTATTGCGACAGCAGGCCAGCGTTTACGGAGGCGATGAGCGGGGAGAGGTCGGATGCCGAGAGGCACAGAGTCGTCAGGCTCTGCTCGAGATTCGTGGCTGCGGTCCAGTCGTCCTCCATCGTCTTCTGGACGGCAGACAAGGCTTGGCCGTACTTCTGGGCAGCTTCGATGGTCTGTACGCCGGTCAAGATCGTCTGCGAGCTCTGCCCGACGTTCGCTGCCTGTGAGATGTAGCGCTGTACCACACCTGGCAGGTTTTGCCAGCCTGCCTGCTTGAGACCCGCGACGATGGCTGCGTTCACCGCGTCGCCGATCGCCGAGTAGGTGCCGATCACCTGGCCGCCAATCGAGGCCTCGTACTGCTTGCCGTCGCTGCGGATCTTGATCGCAAGATCGGGCAACTGGGTCAGTAGTGCTCCGGTCGCCGTCTGGATGGCCTCGAAGTACTGCTGCATCTGCTGCGCTATCTGCTGGTCCTGGCCGGCCGCTCCTTGGGTGGTGCCGTAGGCAGCTCCTGGAGGGCTGTAGGAAAGGGTCTTGCCGTAGGGCGACTGCAACGTTCCGGAGCTGACTCCGAACATGATGTCGTCTGCGCCGCTGTAGCCGACCTTGTTGTTAAGCCAGGAGTCGAGCATGTTGGCGACGATCGCTACACCGATCATCGCGCCGATGATCGGAACGGCCGAGCCGAGCGATGTTGCAGCCGAGGTGCCCATGGCTGTACCGGCCGTCGCTCCGGTGCTTGTGAGATCAATCACGGAAGGACCGGCCACCGACACGCTATTGTCGAAAGCTAGACCTGCCATGGCATCGCTACCGGCACCGGCGGCTGGACCTCCGCCGCCGAAGAAGTTGCCGAGCCCGCCGAAGCCGCCACCGCCCGAAGCTAGCGCCGACGCAGCGCCCTGGAGAGCAGCTGCCGCCGCCATCAGTTGAGAGGCCGCCTGGGCAATCCAGGTGGCGCTGCTCTGGCCCGCTGCGTCAATGGCGGTGGTCTGAGAGGAGGTCGAGCTGGTGATCGCGCTCGAGAGCGAGGTGGAAGTCGACGTGAGGGAATCGCTCGCTGCCGTCAACTGCGTCCCGGCGGTCTGAAGTGTCTCCGCCGCCGCTTGTAGTTGCTGCGTAGCGGCTTGCTGCAAACTGGCCTGCTGGCTGGCGAGATTCGCGGCCGCGTTGTTGCCCAGGTTGATCGTTCCACCGGTGAGCGATGACACGAGATCGGCAGCGCGCCCGTCGGCGGCCATCTGGAAGAGCGCCTTGAGCCAGATGTCCTCGATATTCTTGACGAAGGTCTGCCAGTCGGCCTTGCCCGTCTCGATCATGTTGATGAGCGAGGACTGCCACTGCTGCCGGGATGCGGTGACCGCGCTGTCCCAGTCCCTCTGAATCTGGATGTTCGCGGCGAGGACTGCCTGCTGGGCTTTGAGCCCCTGGGTGTAGGCATCCTCGTTCCTGATCAGCGACTCGATGCTCTGCCCCAGGGTCGTATTGGCCGTGGTGTGCGCCGTCTGCAAGGCAGTGCGCACCTGGTCGTCAACCTGGAGCTGATGGCTTGCAGTGTCGAGCTGGCCATACTGCTGGAGAATTTTCGCGACGCTGTCGCCATACTGCGAGGTGACGCTCGACAGCAGTTGCATGTCGGCCGCCTGGGCGGTCAGCTTGGCCCCTTGGTCGAGGACTGTGTTCAGGGTCCGGAGCTCGGTCGTGATGTTGGTGACCGTCACCAGCTCTTGCTGGCGAAGCAGGTTCCGCTGGAGGGCCGCTTGATATTCGGCGCCGCTGCTCTGGCCGGTCTGGAGCCGCGCGGCGGCCTCGGCCTTGAGTTGCTCGGACAGTCCGAAGGAAGCGACGGTGCTCTGAGTCTCGACGTCAAGGAGCGCGGCTTGAGCGGTCCGAAGATCGACAGAGAACTGAATGCCGGCCTTGATCGTGGCGTCGCGGGCGGCGGTAGCGACTTGGTCCTCGCCCTTGGCGCGCGCCAAATCGCGAGTATCCTGCGCGTCTCTGCCTGTGAGCTTGCTGCTTTCGATCTTTGCCTCTCCGGCCGCGATGGCGCTGGCCATGATGGAGGCGCTATTGGTCTGGTTCAGCGCGTCCGTAACCTTGGCCAAGCTTTGCGCCCGCTGATTGTCCAGAGCCACGCGCTCGGCAGCGACCACTTGGGCCGCCTTGTTCGCCTGAGTCGCCCGCAGTGCGTCCTCGGCCGCTTGCATGACCGAGGCACGCTCTTCCTCGCTCGCTGTCGTGTGATCGTGCGCCGCCTTGATCAGCAGGTCGGTCTCCGCCTTCTGACCGGCAGCGGCCACGGCGGCGGCGTTGTAGGCAGCGGGGCTCAGGCCGATCGCGGCCTGCTCCGCCTGTTGCGAAGCGGTCACCTGTTCATACTTGGCGACCAAGTCAGCGACAGTCTCGGCAAGTTTGGCCGCGCCCTTTGAGGCCTTGGCGCTCGGATGATCGCCCCCTGGGCCGCCATCGTCATGACCTAGCGCGGCGATGCGCCTCTGGATGTCCCACTCGATTCTTTGGTCCTCTGCAACCTTCGCTCGCAGACTGGCGATTCTTTGCGTTAGAGCCTGCTCGGTGGCGCTCGTCGCTCCGCCGCCGACGCCACCTCCAAGCAGACCTCCGACACCCTGCGCTTTCGCGGCAGCCAGGGCGTCCTGGGCGGCCTTCATCTGTCGTTCTGCGGAGTTTTCGCTTTCTACGGCCGCCTTGATGTAGCCAAGGGCGAGGTCGTACTGCGCCTTGGTCAAGGCGGTCGTTTGGGTCTGCGTCGTAAGCAGGAACGAGTGGACGTCACCGCTCAAACTGACCTGCTTTTGCTCGGCTTGCCACGCTTCATTGGTGCTCTGCGTATAGGCGTACATGCTGACCGCGAGAGGGGCCAGCACGGCGCCCAGGCCGATAGCGACGGCGGCGGTAGTGGCGAGGCCACCCTCAAGGGCCATGAGCGAGCCCTTTAGAAGCGTGGACGCGGCGGCGCCAGCTTCGGCGGCGGTGAAGAGACCGCCAAGGCTGGTGACCAGGCCGGCGATGGTACTGGCTGCCTTGATTGAAGCGAAGCCGATAAAGGCGACCTTGACTGCATCGATGTTCTTTGCGAGCGCCATGAGCAACTCGCCGGTCGCTTTGACAGCGCCGCCGAGTTCTTGCCCGAGCTCAGCCGCGCTGTCGTGGTTGACCTTCAGCCACTCGGCCATCTCCGTTGTGATCGAGCGAACAGCCGGGATCATGGCCGAGCCGATCGTTTCCTGGATTGCCTCAAGGGTGTTCTTGAGGCTGGCCATCCCGGTCCCGGCGTCTCGCGCCGCCGCGGCCTGCCCACCGACCTTAGACTCCAGGCCTGTCAAGATGATCGAAAGAGCGCCGGCCTGGTTGCCGGCATCGACCATGGTCTTGATCTGTTCCTTCTGGGCGTCGGAGAAGACGATGCCAGCGCGCCGCAGGGCGGTGAGTCCGGATGTAGGATTCTCCAAGGCACGGCCAAGTTGCGTTGCCGCCGCCGACAGGTCCGTGCGCATCTTGGTCGCCAAGTCGGCGACATCCTGCGAAACCCGCCCAAAGTTTTCGCCGTTGATTGCCTTGAAGTTGAGGAGCAAATTTTCCATTCCCAACGCGGCGGTGCGGCTATAGTTGGTGGTCTCCTCAAGCTTCTCTGCAATCTCTTGAAGTTCGCCCGACGTCACATGGGCCGTCCCGCCGGTCGCAGCGATCGAGGCGTCGATCTGCCGCAGTGCCACCGCATAGTTCTCGGCCGAGCCGACGGATTCTTTGAAGAAGTCAACTGCCTCGAAGACGAGCAGGACTTCGGCGAGCCCCTTTACCATCTCGGCCATCTCGCCGACCTTGGAGCCGACTCCTTCAGCCGCTTCGCCAGTGGCCACGAACTTCTCCCGCGCAAGTTCAAGGAGCTCGTTCTGACGCTCGAGGCTGATCAAGCCCGCTTGGACGGCTTCGTCGAGGAGGTGCTCGGCCGCGGTGAGCTGCGCCTCGGCCGCCGCTTCGGCATCGACCGTATGGACGAGCGAGGTCAGCTTGGCCTCAAGGCTTGCGGTAGCAGCTCCCGCCGCCTCAGCGCTCGTAACCCGGGCGGCCTCAGCAGCGGCGGCGGCAATCGTGCTCGACGCGAGGGCTTCGTTGGCCACGGCAGCCGCTTGCGCGCTCTCGGCGCCAACGGCGTCGACGGCGGCGGCCCCAGAGGTCGCGGCCATCGAACCGTCGGCGGCGGCCAGCGCCGCATCTCGAGCCATGGCGAGCCGTTCGAGTACACCTGCCAGGCCGGTTGTCGAGGCGATTTCCGCGGAGGTGCCGGCCATGACTTCCGTACTGGCGGCGGCCATGGCACTCGCCCCTCCAGCCGCGGTTGCCTGAGCCGCGACGAGCTCGCTGGTCGCAGCTGCCAGAGCGGCGGCGCCCGCCGCGGCCGGCGCCATCACGGACTCGGCTTCCGTCTGTGACACGCCGAGCCGCTCGGCGATCGCGACGGATTCACTCTGGACCGAGAGCAACTCGCTCTGGATGGAGACCATCGCCTCCGTACTGGCTGCGAGCGCCCCTTGCGCTGCGTCGAGAGCCTCAGACGCGGCTACTCGCGATTCGGTCGTCGCGGTGACCGACTCGCCGGTCGCGACCAGGCTCTCGGACGCCGCGGATGCTGCCTCGGTCGCGGAAGCCAGCCCGGCCAGGCCAGCCGTGGCCTCCTCTTGCGCCATCGCGACCGAGGCTCCGGTCTCGATGACGGCGCTCTGACTGGCGGCCAGGGCGTCGTAAGAATCGACCGCCGTCAAGTTGGAGCTCGTCACCGACTCGACCGCGGCCACGTTCGCTTCAAGGCCACCGGTCAGAGTGACCGAGACCTCAGCGAGGCTCTCCCCGCCGATGATTACGGTCTCGATCGACGCGACGAGCTCCGCGTAGCCTGTGCTCAGGCCTGCCGCGCCACCCGCGCTTTCGGCCATGGCCGCCGACGTCTCGGCGACGCTGATGGCGAGGGCGGCCGCGCCGGACGCAGCCTCCGCCTCAACGCTGGCGACCTCGGTCATGCTGGTCGCAAGTTCCGCCGACGCCGACCGGATCGCGCCTAGAGATGACGTTGCAGCGCTGATCTGGGTGACCAGCGAGGCCGTCACGCCGACGAGAGCCTGTACCGCGGACGCCTGAGAAGTCAGTTGGGCGCTGACTGCCTGCGACGACTGGAGGATGAGCTGATTGGCCTGGACTCCGACCTGTGCCATCTGCGCCAGGGCGGCCCCGCCGGCGGCGGCGCCCTGCTGCAGGCTGGCCGGATTGAAGGCGAGGGTGACCTCGTAGCGCTCCCCGCTAGGCACCGATCACCGCCTGGCCAAGCAAGTGGCCGTCCTTGGCGCAGATCGCCCGCTAGAAATCGCACGTGCGATTTCTAGCGGGCTTTCAAGCGGCTCCATCCGGTGGCTTCTTGGCCGCCGCCTCGTTGGTTTCGCGCTGCTTCGCGGCGACGTACTCCCTGTCCAGCGCCCTGAGCAGGTGATCTGCCCGCATCCACTCTTCGGACTGCGGCCGGTATCCGTGGTCACGCAGCCACTGGCTCTTGGCGGCGTAGGAAATCGTCCTGTAGATGGCTCCGCCGAAAGCTCCGAAGAACACCTGCCTGTCACCTTCCGAGAGCTCCCAGAAGCCAGCCCAGAGGCGGTGCAGTGAAGGCAGCGGCTGCGCGAATTCCGGCAACGGAGACTCGCGCTTCCGATCTTCGAACCAGGCGTCTGCCGCCGCGATGGCTCTGGCACGCCGACCGGGATCAGGTTGCAGTCGGGCGGCACGTAGTTGCTCCTCGTAGGCTTCTCGGTCGTCCTCTGCCCAGGCCGCGATCTCAGTAGTAAGCCGCCCCCACCTCAACTGGCTGGTGAGGGCGCCGAGGAGTTTTTTTCCTCGATCTCCTGCGACTTCGTGGTCCGAGCGCGGAGGGTTCCCCAGGCGGCCCAAATCGCCTGGAAGACGATCGGGTAGGACACAAGCTCCCGGAGCTTGTCCTTGTCCACGGGCTTCTCGTCGCGCCCGGCCGGGTCGAGCCCCTCGATGTCATACCCGGTCACGAGGTAGTCGATGAGCTGGCTGGCCTGCATCGCGACCATGTCCTTCATGGGGACGTCCGCGCCCGGCTCGAGGCCGTTCGCTTTCTTGTAGGTCGCGATCATCTCGTCGATCTGATTGGACGTCTCGAAGGTGGTGTCCCGCAGACGCACCTCGCCACCAATTTCGAGCTTGACCCAGATCCCTTCGGCGTAGTGGGCCTTCAGGTCGCTGTACGACCAGGTTGTCTTTCCTGCGCTCTCGCTCAATGGTGCCTCCCTCCCGTCAGACCTGCGATTAGGTGAACTGTGACCACTGGAACATCCCGGTGACGCCGCCGTCGATCCGGCCCACGTACTCGAGATCGCCCATCTCTCGGCCCGCGTCCTTGACGCCGGTGGTCTTTTCGTTCGCCGGCTGGACATAGGGCAGATAGATGTACTGACGGTGGCCGTCCGGCCCCTTGAAGCCCCATCCGACCGAAAGCGTCGCAGCGGCGTTCTCGGCGTCAGTGAGCATCTGCTCGGTCATGGCCGCGCCATTGCGGAAGAGGGACAGCGTCAGTTTCACGTTGAACCGCTTGTCGGGCGACACGTCGATCGGACCGAGGGTGCCAGCTCCGCCCTCGGGGAGCAGCGGGTTGTCGATCTCGAGCTTCAAGCTCTTGATGCGCACCGTCGGCTGGAGTGCCGAGGCCCCCTGGTTGCCGTATCGGAAGCCGAATCCGGCCGTGGGGACGCCGGCGTCGCCGAAGTTGAGGTTCGAGTTGATGATCGGATTGCCGGACCATGCCGTCGATGTATTCACGAGCTGCGCGCTGATCACCTTCGAGGAGATGCCCTCGAAGGTCCAGGACAGTGCACACTTGTTGGGGTAGGGCACGTCGAGAGTGAACTTCGACACGCCGATGCCCTTGTGGATCTTGCCCACGAGCGACTGGGTGTTCCACTCCTCGTAGGAGGCCGTGAGCATTGTGGTGCCCAAGCGGTACCGGCCTGCGTGCTGGACGGTGATCGAGGATCCTGCCGCTTCGACCTGAAAGGCAGCTCCGCCGGCGCCGAATGAAGAGTCGCAGTTGAGGTCGGAGGAGGTCGGCGCACCGGAGACGCGCGCCAGAAAGACCGCAGGATTGGTCGCGAATCCCGACACCAGGACGAGGTCGCCGTCCGAGAAGATGCTCCAACTTCCGGCCGCCGTGTTGTGCAGGCTTGGCGCGGTGGTGGCCGAGATGGTGGTGGCCGTGAGCGTTGCCGGCGCCTGCATTGCGGCGCAGAAGCACTCCTCGTTCAGCCCCTGATAGTCCGAGTAGGTGAAGTCGGACTTGGCTGACCCCGACACCTTGATGTTGTTCGCCGGGTTATCGGCGACCTGACGGCTGGCCAAGACATTGCCGGGCTGCTCACGAGAGATGGGCCCGCTGACCTGCCAGGTCTCGAAAGGCAGGATCTGCATCGCCCCTGCCGGCGTCACTCCCTGAGTGACCTCCCTGATGCGTCTGATCTGATCCGACCAGGCGTTGCCGAAGCTCATGGTCTCTCCTTCACTGAGCGCTTACTTCTTGGCGGCGATTTGTGGGCTATTGGCGCTGGTGTCGGTGATTGGTGTCGATGTTGAGCCGGCACCAGCCGACGACGTTGCTGGCAGCGTCGGCACGTCGATCACGCACTCGAAGGAATCGGGCGCCGGCCCTACCATCGACAGCGAGACCAGTTGCCCCAGCGGATTGCCCGTCGCCTGGTCCAGCACTTGTGTCTTGCGGATGTTCTCGCCGGTGTCACTCTTCGCGGTGAAACTCGCGATCTTGAATTGCATCGGGGGTCTCCTCCTCTTAAGGCGCAACGGTGTAGTCGCTGATCTTTTCGCCCTTGATCAGCAAATCGAACTGGAAGAATGGATCTTCGGGCTGTCGCTCCAGTGGCTCGAAGTCGACCTCCTCGACCGTCAAGTCACCGACGATCTTTTGGCGAAAGAAGGCGGCGATCGCCTCGGCTGTATTGGAAGCTAGACCCTCTCCTGATCCGCGCGGGATGTTGATCGTGAGCGGCCAGGCAAATGTCCCGATGAAGGTGGCAACTGGACCACCCCGGGAGTGCTGACGCTCGCCGATCACGCGCAGGGGAAAGACCTCGATGTAGCCTCCGGCTGGTGCATCGGCGCCGGTCTGGAGGTTCCCGTCCTGGATGATTGGGAGAGGCGTGGCCAACCCCGCGACACCCGCCGCAAGCTTCGCGCAAAGGTTCGCAGCACAGGTCGTGATGGAGTCAGCCATTGCTAGCCGCCGCTCTCTCGGTATTGCGACACGACGTCGTGCACGAGCGCCGGCACCCAGCCCTTCGGCTGCTGGTGCGATTCGCCGGCCGAGAGCTTGTGCGCGTAGGGCACGGTCATCGTCAAGCCCAGCGGGAGCGGCAAGTGCCACTCGTCGAAGGCGCTCGCGAAGTCGCTGGCAGACACACCGGAGCCACCGCGATGAGCAGTCCGCGACCGCTCACGCGAATCCTCCCGCTGCGGCTTGCTTGACCTCGCGGTGTGACGCGTCCGGCGCTTGCGTCGACCACGCCCCGACGAGGCGCCGCCCGGCTGATCTCCGACCCAACCCACAATCGATGCCTTCGCGGCGCCAGTCAGAAACGGCGTCTCGGTTTGGAACCGCTTCCCGGTCGCAACAACCAGGCTGCGCACAGCAACTTCGCTTGCCGTGACGACATCCGCTTGCAGTCGCGGCACGATCGCTGGGAGGTCGCCAAGTTGGACGATCACGCCTGCACCTCGAGCGGGTAGGCGAATGGACTGTTCTGCGCGGCATCGACGTTGATCTTAAGGATGGTGTACTGGACGCCTGCAACAATCGCAAAATCGGTCTTCGCCGGCACGATCCCTGGTGGGAGGGACTGAGCCAGTAGCACCAACTTCTTCTTGTCGGTCTGTACCATCCGCCCGGACTCGTCCTCAACGACCTGATCTTCCAGACGCCCCAACGCGGGATAGTCGGTGGTCGTCGGCGGCGGCTGAATGCGCGTCGTCGCGTTGTAGGGTCCTTGGGTGACTTTGCGCAGGGTCACGGGGCCACCGAAGCTAGTCACGCCGCTCGCTGCCATGGCATCGAAACTGCTCATTGCACGCGCCCCATGTCCCAGAGATGGAGCCCGCGCTTTACACCGTTCGGAAGATCGGTATCGACTGTGCTTGGATCGAAAGCCCAGCGATCGGTGCCGCCACCCTGGGAGACAAGGCCCACCTCGCGCACCAGCAACTCGTACTGGTGCTTGACCGCGATCCACGCGTACTTCCGGAGATCGAGCGGCAGTTCCAGGGCGTCACGCGAAGACCAGGTGACCGAGCCGTCCGCAACGGAGAAGCGGCTTGTGGTCACCGTCACGAGCTGGCTCGTCCCTGAGACCTGTGGCGTCGGCCACGCCGGCTCCGTGGTAGCCGATACGCCAGGCGCCGTGCACAGGAAGCGGAGCGGCGAGCCGCCCGAGGCGGGGCGCACCCAGGAGCCAGACGCGTAGGTCGCGGATGGCTGCCAAGTGGTGACGACCGCGGGGAGCAGGTACCCGGCGGTGTACCAAACGTCAACGTTGTGATCGTTGCCGTCAGGCCCGTAGGGGTAGGAGTAGTTGTAGCCGGCGCCCTCGGTATAGCCACCGATCGACGACCAGCCGCCGAGGAGAAAGAGCTTTCCGATGCGCGTGTCGTGCACGCGCACCCATTGAGTCACGTCGAAGGTACTGACCTGGGCCGTGACCGAGTCGCGATCGACGGGGAAACGTGCGAGCAGAAGCTCGGCCTTGTCGAGGCCGGCGATCGTCTCGTGATAGTCCTGCCGGCCCAGGTCGCGGCCGAGATGCTCGCAGATGGCGTTGCTCGCCTCGATGATGAGGTCTTGAAGCAGCACGTCCTTCGAGGTGTCCGAAGGCGCGATGCTCAGTCGCTGCTTGACCGCAGCCAGCTCAATGAGAGCCGTCTGGCTGGCTGCGGTCAGGATATCGAGGCCCATGATGAGACGGGACTAGGTGCCGATGGCCAGCCATGCGACCTTGGCTGTCGCGTTCGTCGAAGCGATCAGGGTCGGGTTGGCGTTGGACGTGTACTTCCAGGCATAGAGATTCACCTGGCCAGCGGCGACGGCGTTGCCGAGGACGTTGGCGAAGTCCACCGTGAAGTCGGCCGGATCGAGACCCGGCGAGGCGGTGGAAAGGAGCGTGAACTGAACACTCTCGACGGTGTCGAGGCCCGTGGCGATCGCGACTGGGTTGACCCCGTTGAGTGTGACCACGCCGCCAGCGACCTTCTGACCGGCCGCGGCCGCCATGACCGGCGTGGTGCCGGCCTGGGCCAGCGCGAGCACCGCTGGCCCGCACTCGACCTCCTCCACCAGCATGCCGGTACCATCGGTCCAATCGATTGACCCCGGCTTGGTGGGTCGGGACGCGACGCCTTCGACGACCAGGCTGCCGGAGCCGCTGTTGTCGGCCGCGTGGACGGCGCCGTTATAATGGGGGTTGCTCTTGGCGCCCATGGCTTACGCGGCCCCCAGCGGAGTCCCGTCGGGGAGGAAGTTGGAGGCGACGACCGAGGCGTCGGCGACCACCGGCTCGCTGATGTGCGCGGCGTTGTACAGCACCGCGACGAGGACCTGGAGCACCGCGTTGCCGGTACCGCGCAAGACCACCGGCTGCACATACCGCTTGATCGGGCGGTAGACATCCAGGCTCGCCGCCTTGTTGGAGCCGGTCGCCTGAGGGACCGGCGTGTTGCTGCCGGCGATATCGCTCCAGGCGTCGGTGTTGCCGTTGTCGTTCGACGCCTGCGCCTTGAGAGAGGTCACGGCACCCGCCGACAGCGTGCCGAAGACGGCCAGGAACAGCACGCTGTCGTAGCCGGCGGTATCGACGCCCCCGGGCGTGATGTTGGTGGTCCCGGCAGCGACGCCCGGGCTCACGACGACGATCTTGTGATCGGTGCCGAAGTTGAGATTCATGCGCTCCTCCGCGAGCGACCGCGGGGGATAACCGCGGCCTCTCTCGCCTGAACGGTTGCCTGTTCGTGAGCCGACTTCGCCTGGATCTCGGCGAGGTGGCCGGCCGCGATACCCTGGCGCGCCTCCGCCTCGGAGAGGTCAAGGCCGACAGAGAGCACCCGGCCCCTTTTCCAGGTGAAATCAGCCCCTACGAGCTGGTTGATGACGCGGACCTGATCCATCGCCGCCAGCCTTACGCCGCCATCTGCAGCGTCTTGACCGGACCGGTACCGGCGTCGATCAAAGCGCCGTCGTGACGGGTCCAGCAGATGAAAGCAACCTGGCCGTACTCCGCGAACCGCTCGGTGAGGCGCATCAGCATGATGTCGCCGCCGATATCGCGGATGTAGAAGTTGCTCATGTCGCCGTAGGCGAGTGGGGTCGTGGCGGAACCGATCGAAGGAGCGTCCTGGTTGACGACGTAGGGATCTCCGTCGATGGTGTCCGGCTCCCTGACCGCGATGCCCGGAACCCAGAGCGGGCGCCCGTTGTTGTCCTCGATCTTCTTGAGCTGCTTGAGCGTGCTGTCGTTGAGCATCCACTCGGCGCCGTTCGCCCGGTAGTCGGGATCGACGGCATGCTTGAGGTCTAGCAACTCGGTCCAGGCGATGGCATTGTTGAGTGCGGTCGTCGCGGCGACCGGGGCGGAGGTGAACAGGCCGCGCGGCTTGGCGCTGCCGTCGCCGATCGTCAGGTGCTTGTTGAGAATGCGGCCGAGTCGGATCGCCAGCATCTTCGCCACGTAGGGCTCGACGTCGATCGCGCTGTCCTGGATCAGGCGCAGCGATACGCGCACCATCTGCGAGCTGTACTCGTAGGCGCGCAGCCAGACCGAGCCGAACGGGATGTCCAGCTCGCCGACCGGCTGGTTTTCCGAGACGAGGATGCCCATGTTGGCGGTGTCGTTACTGGTCGGGAAGGGGAGATCCTGACCGGTCTGCGTGGTGAACTGCGTGGTCTTCGCGCGACGCATGCCGCCGAACTGCTTGAGGGCGGTGATGATCGTCCCCGCGAAGCCCTCGGGCACCAGGAAGCCGCCGCTCGTGTCCACGCCAGCGGCGAGAGCGCGGCGCTGGCCCTCGCTGAGGTCGCGCTGGCGGCTCGAGATGATCGCTCTCTCTTCGGGGCTGAGGGACGACATGCCGAAGCGGAGCCACGCGGACGTGGCGCGGGATTCGAGCGCTCGGCGCTGCTCGTCGGTGGCGGGAGTGGGAGGGTCGACCGGATCGGAGTCGGGGTCATGGTCGGTTGATTCCGGCCGGCCCGCGCGCACGCCCTGCGATGCGGCGAGACCGTCCTCGGCCCTTTCGACCCGCTCGGCGCGGTTGATCGGCTCGAGCAGGCCGTCCGCCTCGTCCATGTAGAGGTCGAAGTTGGCGTTCTCTTCGGCGCTCGGCAGGCGCTTCTCTTCCTTCGCCTTGTTGAAGATGGCCCGCGCCTTACTCACCAGGTTGGCTCGCTTCTCGCGCAGTTCCTTCGAGGTCATCAGCTGCATCTCCCCGGATTTGGTGGGTCTGGTGGAGATGCCTCAGCGCGCAAACCGGCGCGGAACCACCCAGACCCGAGTTAAGTTCTCGGCTCCCGTGGGCAGCTCCGCGCCGGTTCGAGCGGCCGCGTTGTCTGCGTTGCTTACCGATGCGTCTCTCTCCGAGCACGGGGAGAGAAAATCGGCGCCTTGCTTCTAGGGCGCGTTGCCGCCTAGTGGTTCGAGCACGTCAGCGGTTGCGCTCCGTCCGTCCTGCAAGATCACCTTCGATCGTAAATCGGCGGTTGTCGCCCTGGTGCGTTCCCCGAGGTGAGAGTGATCGGCGATTGTCGCTTCATCCTTTACAGTTCCATCCCCCTCAGCCTCATGCTGCCTCGGCCATCCGAAGACGACGCTCGAGGGTCAGCATGAGAGCCTCAGCCGCTGGCTGCGCGGCGGTGGCAGGCGTCGGGGCGGCGTTCTCGTCCCATTCCATCCCGGCATCCTTGTAGTGGCCCTTGAGGTGCGCCTCGCCAGCCTCCTGATCGGCACCCTTCATCTGTCCCAGCCGGCCGCGGGCGGCAATCAGCGCGCGCTTGTTGACCGGATAGCCCTTGTCTTTGTCGCACTCATGGTGCGGGCCGACAAAATCTCCCTTGACGGTCCCGTCGCCCCGGTAGCCCAGGCACATCTGCCGGAGATCGACGACCTCGGCCTTCTTTACCTCCTCGCCGGCGTCCCAAGAGTCGGAGTCGGAGATCGGGCTCTTGTGGTAGGCAAGGTTGGTCCAGGTGATCGCGCGGTAGACCTTCCGTGCACGCTTGAAAAGAGAGAAGACGGTGCCGCTGCTACTGGTGCTTGCCGTCGCCGGCTCTTCATCCTCGTCCTCGTCGGGCAGGAGCTCGCTCAGCAGGCCGATGGCAGCAGCAACGAGCATCGCCTCCTTCGGTGAGAGCGCCCGCGCCTGCGGGTCCGCGATGATGTTGGCGAGCATCGCATCGGCCAGCACCCGGACGTCTCCGGACTCCGCTCCCAGCGCTTCCAGCGCGGCAGTCGCCGCCGCCAGGTCCCTGCGCGCTCGCAGCGCCATGTCGGTCTGCGGGTAGTAGGGAGAGGTGACCGCCGGCGACACGTCGTAGAGTGTCGCGGCCTTGAGCAGCGTCCGCGAGATCGTTCCGTCCTCCTCCTCCTTCCAGGTGCAGCCCTTGGCGCCGTCCACCGTCGCGAATGCGAAGGAGGCGCCGGTGATTTCGCCCCGCTGCATGGGAGCGATCACCAGGTCCCGCACCGAGACGCTCTCGGGGTTGAGATCGGTCTCGGTATAGAGGCCGGCCCTGCCCGTCTGCACGCCGTTCTTGTCGACCTGGAGCCGCAGTGTCGGTGGCGCCGCGGTCGTGCGTCCCAGGACGTGATTGGGATCGTGGTTGAAGAGGCTTGGCACGTCCGCGTTCCGGCCGGTCACGTCATCGAAGAAGTCAGGCGATACCTGCTCCCGCAAACCGAAGTAGGTCGGTGACCAAGCGTTGAAGAGGGCCACGTGGCCCGCGATCATCGGCGGCTTGTCGCCGACGCTGCGCAGCTGCGGGAGCAGGGTGATGGATCGGCGCTCGATGCTCATTTTTGAAGGTCTCCTTAGCCTGCGGCGATGCCGCAGTCGCAGCCGTCATGGGCAGGCGCGTGAGGCAGCCCCTCGCCGCTCCTGATCTTGATTGGCGTATCGCCCTCATCGCCCTCCAGCTCGTCTCCCTGGTTGGCGAAGCTCTCGGTGATCGATACGGTCTGTCCATTGAGGCGAGCGCAGAACCCGCACGATTTGTCGCCAGCGACCCAGGTCAGCGTCAAGACGCCAGCCTCCTGGTAGGTCGCCTTGCTAATGGCGCCGTTGCCGCGCACGCTCTCGCGGTCTGCAAGCTTGTCCGGCCACGTGTCGTCCCACTGGTCGAAGCGCTCGTCGATCGCGGCCTGGACCTTGCTCGAGTCGTCCGTGAGCATCTCGCTGATGATGCCCTTGAGCTGGCCGATGGCAGACCCCAGGAAGCGACCTGCCAGAGTGTCAGCGAAGTCGTCAACCATGACATCAAGGCTGGCGGTCGAGATGTCTTGGCCGAGCTCATCGCCGATCACGTCCTGGACCTGCGTGCCGAGCGAGAGTAGGACAGGCTTGAACTTGCGCTTCACGGTCGACCTGGAGTCGTCCGCGAATTTCTGCATTCCGGCCATGAAGGCGGCGAGCGAGAAGTCACCGTCGGCGCGTGCGCTCCGCGCCTTCTTGAGGTTCGCTCGGCCGGCCTTCGTCAGTTGGCCCACGACCTCGGCGCCGGCGGCATGGAAGGTCGGCAGGAGAGCCTTGCGGATCTTGTTACGGAGCACGGCCGATCGGTGCTGCCGCTGCTTTTTCGTGGTCGCGGCGTCCCGTGCCTCGACTGCCGGCACGCCGCCGCTGGCCAGAGCTTCATAGTTTCGTACCGCGGCGACCGCTTCGCGACTCGTGGCTACCGCCTTGGCGCGAGCCACCATCGCGAGTTGACGCGCATCTCGGATGACCGCATAACCGCCCTCTCCGTTGCCTGCTGCGACGAAGGCCGCCAGGCGCTCTCCGCGGGCCACCAGTTGGCGAGAGCCGTCGCCGCCTGGATCCTCGATCGGTGATCCTTCGCCACCTGGAGCGTCCGCCGGAGGCGGCGCTTCTGGTTTCTGGCCAACGTTGGCGGCCTGGTCGGCGGGGATCATGTTCATGGGGACGATGTACTGGCGCCCCTGGCCGTCGGGGAGCGGATTCATGTTCTCGAGCTCGCAGATGTCGTCAGCACAGAGCCAGCCCCACTGCCGCCCGATGGCGTAGGCGTCGTAGCGCTCCTTGAGAGCGCCGCGCAGGAGACCCTCAATCAGGAACTCGATGAAGTAGCCCTGCTTGCGCTGCGCCGGCGTCAGGAGCGCGCGGTTGAGGTACTCCTCCCAGCGCACGAACCAGGGCAGCATGGTGAAGCGGACGAACTCGATCGACTGCACTTCGATGTTCGAGAACGTGCCGCGACTCAGGTCCTGCACCATGTGCGGCGGCATTCGGAAGTAGCGGCAGATCTCCGGCACCTGGCCGGCGCGGGTGCCGAGAAACTGCGCGTCCTCAGGCGGGATCGAGGTGGGCGTCCACTTCATCCCCTCGTCAAGCACGGCGATCCGGTGCGCTTGGGTCATGCCGCCGTGTAGGCGCTGAATGCTGGTCCTGATCCGATCCCGAGCCTCCGGCTTGATCGTCGCCGGCGTGGTGATGAACCCTGATGGGTGGGAGCCGCCGCCGAACCACCGCGCGCCGAATTCCTCGGTGGCCAGCGCCAGCCCGATCGCCTGGCGGGCGTGCCGCACCACCGAGTAGCCCATGATGCCGTCGTAGCCCAGGCCTGCGATGTGCAGCACGTCCTCGCCGGGCAGCGTGACGTCCTTCCAGGTCCCTCCCTTCGACGGCACCTTGGTTGTCACGACTCGGGTAGGGACGCCATTGACGAAGATCCGCTTCGCCTTGGTCCGGTCGGGCATCAGCGGCCAGAGGCCGATGGGCCGGCCGGCCTGGTCGCGCTCGATCTCGGAGAAAGCGTTGCCCCAGGTGGCGACGTGAGCCATGGAAAGCTCGCGCCACTGCTGGGATGTCATCTCCGAGTTTGGTGCCTGCTTGATGAGGGCGTGCTGCGGAAGCTCGACCGCCTTGCGCTTCCCGCGGGGAGAGAGCGCCTGGTAGGCGTTGACCGGGACAGATGCCAGTGTCTCGGAGAGCACCTTGACGCATGCCCACCAGGTACTGAGGCGCATCGCGGTGAACTCCGACACGCGGACGCCCGCATCGGTCATCCGAGCGCCGAGCGCGTCGTAGAGCCACGCCGCAGGATTGGAGAGGGAGGTCCGCGGGTTCTCGAGGCTGGCGCGATGCTCGACCTGGCTGAGGAGATCACGCGAGGGTCGCGACGCCTCAATGCTGAGGCGGTGCTCGATACGGTCGAGGAGGTCCATGGCGCCTACCAATTGTGGCGCGTTGAGACCGGACCTTTGGTGTGTTCAGGAGGAGAAGCTACGCGCCGTTACGCGCTCCATCCATTGCAGATTCATCCCCCTGCCGGAGACGGATCACAAGCCGGCCATCCTCGGAAAGCTCGCCCCCGTACCTCCTCTCTTCGAGGCGCGCCCGGAGAGCCCGCACGAGAGGCGTGCACGAGATCACCACCTTGCCTCCCCAGCGGCTCACAAGGAACTGGCGACTGTCCATGCTGCTCGCATGCTCGGCCGGTACCGGCTCAATCGCGATGACCGTATGGTCACGGTCGAGCAGCAGCAGCACGCGATCGCGATGACCGAGCGCCAGTAAGCGTTGCGCCTCGGTGGACAGCACGATGTAGCCGAAGTCGTCGGCGCCGCGCCGCCGCATGCGGAAGCGGATGAACGGCCGACGCTTCGGCGTCGACCGCTGGGCCCGCGGCCGCGAGTATGGCTCCAGGATCATGCTGCAGCCCTCCTTGCGAGACGGCGCTTACGGTCCCATATTTCGCATGCCTCCGCGCGTGAGACCTTCCGGGCGCCATGGATCAGCGCCAGCCTGGCCAGCTCAAGATCCGCGATGAAGCGATCCTCCGGCGCGCCCTCGCTACGCCGCCAGTGCGCAGGGAGACCCACGGCTGCCGCGAAGACGAGCAGTTCGGACTCCTGAAGGCCGTCCGAGAAGATGTAGACCGATGGCCGGCGCGCTAACCTTTCGACGCAGATCATGGTAGTCAGCTTCGGCCGACTCGGCTGATCGCGCCGAGCAGTTCCTCGGCGAAGTGGTCAAGGCGCGCCGACGGAGGGGGGCGCCGGAGGCTGATCCAGAGCAGCACGCCGCCGGCGACGATCGGCCCAGCCGGCCGGTAGATCTCGGCAGCGCCGGTGTACAGCCACCAGACGCCCAGCGCCATCACTGCGGTCCGCGGGCCAATGACCCCGTAAGCGATAACGACCAGGTGCCGGAGCGAGAGGGCGACCTTCGCCATCCGCAAGCGGGCGACCCGCCACCGCTGCTGTAGCGTGCGCTTTCTCGTGCTACTCATGCGATGATCATCTCCTCGCCCTCCTGGTCGTAGCGGGAGGTGCCGGCCGGCGTAACCTCGGAGCACCCGATCCCTTCGATCAGGGCCACGATGCCGTCGATCTTCTCGGTGGACTTTCCCTTGTCAGGCTTGATGTTTCCGGCTGCGTCCTGCTGCGCCACGGTGTTGCCGGCCATCCAGCGGAGGATGGGGTGACCGCCATGCGCGATCTGCCGTCCCGTCACCATCGTTTCGAGTGCCCGGGTGGGGACGGTCATCATCTGGAAGCCCTGGCCCCAGGGCACCATGGTCAGCCCGTCCCCTTCGAGCTGAGTCACGAGCTGCGTCGCGTTCCAGCGGTCGTAGGCGATGGCGCGGATGCCGTACTGCTTGTAGAGCTCGCTGATATCCTGCCGGATGACGTCATAGTCGATGACGGTGCCGTCGGTTGCCTTGAGGAGCCCGGCCCGCAGCCACTGCTTGTAGGGCACCTGCTCCGAGCGGGCGTTCACGCCATCGGCGGGGATCCAGAAGAATGGCAGCACGCGCGCCAGCGGATCGTCACCATCGGCCGGGAAGTAGAGAACGAAGGCGGCGATGTCGATCGTGCTCGCCAGGTCGAGGCCCCCGTAGCACTCCCTCCCAAGCAGAGCCTGAGCGTCGACCGGCTCCGCGCAGAGCATCCACTTCTTGTCCGTGATCCAGACAGTGTGGGCCTGGGTCCATTCGCAGAAGTTGAGGCGCCGGACGATGGCCTCTTTGGACGGCATGCCGATCGCTTCCTGGACCTGCTCGCGCAGGTACTTAAGAGTGACGCTGACGCCGAGGTTTGGATTGGCCTTAAGCCAGACGGTCTCGTCGTGCCAGTCATCCGCCTCTCGCACCACAATGTCGCCGTCGCGGATCTCGGGATCGAGCCCACAAACATAGGCGAACCAGGAATCGTTCTCCAGGCTCCCCTCCAGGATCTTCTGCGAGTACTCATGGTGATGCCAGCAGACGGTGTGCCGGTTGTAGCCGCTGTTGGTGATCTCGAAGATGAGCGCCTGGCGCCGGCCCTTGGTGCCCGCTCGCATCTTGTCGACGACAAGCGGCGCAGGGTGCTCGTGGAGCTCGTCGATGAGCGCCATGTGAACGCGCTTGCCGTCGAGTCCGCGTGCCTCTGCCGAGACAGGTCGGAAGTAACTGTGTGTGGCAAGTACCGCCAGGTTGTTGACTTTGCTGTCGATCCGCCGTTTGAGCGCCGGCGACGCGTCCACCATCTTCTCGGCGTCGGTCCAGAGAATACGCGCCTGGTCACGGTTGACCGCGGCGGAGTAGATCTCCGCCCCCGGCTCGTCGTCAGCGAGCAGGCCGTAGAGGCCAACGCCCCCCGCCATCGGCGACTTTCCGTTGCCCTTGCCGATCTCGATGTAGGCAGTACGAAAGCGCCGGAAGCCGTCTGGACCAAGCCAGCCAAAGATCGAGGCGATGATGAACTGCTGCCACGGCTGAAGCTCGAACGCCTTGCCGGCGTGCTCGCCTTCGGCCAAGCATAAGGCGGCGGGGAAAAAGCCAACTGCGTGCGCGGCCCGGTCTTCATCAAAGCGGAGCCCGCGCTTCTTCCCGTCCTCCATGTCACGCAGGTGCCGCTCGCAGGCCAAGCGCACGAGAGGGCCGGCGATGATCTTGCCGGCGACGACGTCGCGGGCGTAGCGATGCCAGACGGGGACGGCGCGGCCATCAGGCCGATGCCTCTGGTTCACCCGATCTCCCGCGCGTCGGTCGCCTCACCTTCGAGATGGCGCCCAAGGTGCTTGTCCAGCACATCCGCTAGATGCAGGTCATCTGGCCAGTCGTTGTCACCGAATTGACGACAGATGTCACGCAGTGAGGCAACGGCCTGCTCACGCTCCCCGATGCGGCCATCGCGAAGGACCGCAAGGTCTGCGCCGCCTTCCAACACCAATACCGAGACGTTCGGAAAGCCGCGGTCGAGTAAAAACCCATTGAGTTGCGCTTTGATGCGCTGGGCGGCACCGGGTTGCAGGTGATCCTGTGCGCGGAAGACAAGTACGTCGTGGGGTTCCAGGCGCAGGACGGCGAGGTGCTGCAGGTCGAGGGACTGGGGCTGAGCGGGTGGCGGCTCGGCTTCGGTTTGGCCGGGTTCACAGTTTCCGTCGACCCAGGCAACGGCGCGGTCGATCGCGGCACCGACCTTCCGCGCCAGCGCCACCGGGAAGGCATGATCTCCGTGCTCGTCCGTGAAGACGTGGACGAGGCCGTCAGTCCCGACTTCGACATCGACGCTGGCGCCGTCGTCACGGGCTACGGTTTCGCAGAAGAGGCTCCCGGGCGCGGGCCGTCGAGGTGACTCGAAGTGGCGCGCGACATAGTCGTTGAGCGAGAAGATGGCATCCCTCACCATGTCGGGGTTGATCTCGAAGTAGATCACCTGCTTACCGCGCCACGCCGCGTACCTCACCAACCCCTCGCGTGCGCCGCCTTGCTCATGGGCCGGTCGGTACTGGATCTCGCCTTCGAGGCGCTCCGGTAGGTCGTACTCGTTCACTTTGGTCGGCGCCTCTCTCGTCGCGCGGCCTCGCCGAGCCGCGTGATATCCTGGGGCTGGGCCGCCGCGGTGGACCGGTGCGTGGCCAGGATCACGTGCCGCATTCCGTCCGGCATCATCGTTTCGTCCGTCCGCCCAAGAAGACATCCAGCGGGTCCACCTCGGAGTTCGGCGCCGTCGAGACCTTGGTACGGGAGCTCGGCGTCAAGCCGAACTCTGCCAGGAGTCCGCGATATCTCTTGGCGGCGTCCGATGCGATGGCCACGTTGGGATTGGCCCGCTTCAACTTCGAACCGTCTTCCGAGGTGGACCAGTAGGTGGCGCCGTGCTTTACGACATCGGCACGCGCCTTACGGTACTCCGCGAAGGTCTCGCATAGGAGAGCGAGCGCATGCCCGTCGGCCAGTGTCAGAACGCCCAGCTCATCGAGTCGCGGCGCGATCTCGATCCAGTGCTCCTTGGCAAGAGGCGAGAGCCAGTCAGGGCACTCCGGGATGCCGCGCTGCGGCTGTGGCTCTGCCGTGTTGAGAGCCCGCTTGCCGGGGTTGCCCTGGACCAGCTTCAAGGCGGTTGGCTTGGGCTTCCGTCCGGCGGCCACTAGGCGCCCCCTCCAGAAGCGAGTGCTACACCGTCAGGCCGAGAGATCTGTGCTGTGATCCAGTCGGCTATCAGATCGGTCAGTACCGCCAGCCACAGATCCTGGGTCCGCCGGATGCCCTCGGCGAAGGTTGGCGCCGCGGCCGCGGCATCCCACATCCAGCCGTCGCCGGCGCGGACTGGCAGTAGCAGGCCGCCGCACGGGCACTCGGATCCGATCTGCTGGAGCACGACCTTCGCTACGACAGGGATTCCGCATCGCGCGCAGACCCAGCCGACAAGGCGCGGGCCAACCTGGGGCACCGCCGACGTGATTGCCCCGGCTGCGGCCGAGAGTTGCCCGCCGGCCGCCTCAAGCGCCGTCGCCGCGGCCTGGAGTTGCGCATTCGGGGCCTGTTCAGGCGGCATCGGCGACCACGGCGCTATACCGCATTAGAGGATCTACTTTCATAAGGCCCTTTTCCTTTCCATTTCGCGGGTGCGCACGTGCGACCGCGGGCCGGTCGCGGGCTCGTCGGCCCCAGGGATTTGCACCCCCCCTACCCCGGTCCTGCGCGCGGCCGTTTCGCGAGCGGTCTTCTTGTTATGGCACTCCTGACAGACGCCTTGGCCGTTCTCGAAGCTCCAGTCGCCACCGTCGCGCACGGGTACGATGTGGTCGGCGAGCACGGAATCGGCTTCGTCGCAGATCTTGCAGATCGGGTCGCGGGCCAGGATGACGGCGGCCCACCTCTTATGGCGGGCGTCGTAGCCTCGCTCCGCGGTCTTGCCGCGGCCACGGTCGTAGGCCGACCGGGTCTCGCGTCTATGCGCGGGGCAGTACGGCCCATCCTGCCGGGCTGGGCAGCCGGGGAAGCCGCAGGGTCGAAGCGGTGCCCAGGGCATAGCGCGGGTCAGGCCGCCCCCTTGCCCGTGTTTGGCTTGTCATGGCTAGTCGTTGCAGTCGCAGAGCTAGGGCACTCCTTGCCGCCGGCGACCTGCCGGACCAGAGTCCCGGATCGGATTGCCGCAAGGTGCGATGGAGCTTGGGGACCTGCAGCCTCTCCTGGGGCCTCCGTAGAGGGTCCCGCAGAGCCGCAAGAGTGCGTAGCGTACTCACCCGGCTGGTCGGCCGGCCGTTCAGAAATGTCACAGGAATCGGCCTGATCCTGCAACTTGCCGCGAGCCGCCTGCCTGTGCAGAAGTGCGCCGCGCTGCCGCCGACGCTCCTTCTTGGTGTAGAACTTGTGCGCCGTGACTCGGCGCTGCATACCGCTCTTGGCGTCCAGCTGGTAAACGACGCCAGCGCTGCCGCCTGTCTGCCTGGCCTGAAAGTCACCTACAAGGGCGCTCGGGCCGCCGTAGTTCACGTGCCGCTCGGTTGCACGGATCGCCTTGAATCGCCGGCGAATCTCCCGGCGGCGCCGCGGCGAAGCGGTCTTCAATTCTTCCCGGAGCCGGGCGACCTCCGCGCCGCGCGGCGTGATCTCAACGGCTGCGAGCCGGCCGGCGTTGACCGGCTGGCCACTTTGGAACATGCCGCGTGGAGTGACCGGGGGACTCATTCGAGCCCGTAGCGCGGCGACAGTAGCCGAAGCCCAATGGTGCCAAGGAGACGCTTGGCGAGGGATAGGGGATAAGTCTCGCGGACGGCGATGGCCGCACCGGTGTATTCGAACTCTGGATGTCCTTCATATACATCCCGGCGCCACATCTCCACGCTGACCATCGCCGTGACCAGGTGATCGTCTCCCTCTCCCTGGTGCGCGTGGAGATTGAGGCGCAGGGAGCTGTAGGGGATCGGACGGTGCGGCAAGGCGAAGACTGGGCTGTAGAGCTCGACGCCTGCGAACGGACCCTCTGTGGTCGGAACGCACTTGCCAAGGGTCGCGTCCCAGTGATCCCGGCGGATGGGCTTGATGGTAACCGGCAGGGCCATGGCCGGCGCCGCAGCCAAGCTCGTACCATAGGCCGCCGCCAAGAGATCCGCGCTGGCCCGCTCGATGGTCAGTAGCGCCCTACCTGAGATCCTCCCAGCATAACCCATGATCATGCAGCGAGGGCGCACGTCGCCTGCAATGGAGACCTCGATGTCGGAGACGAAGTCTTCAAGGTGCGTGCCGTCCGGCGAAGTCACCGAGACCCGTCGGTAGTCCGGTGCGAGGTGACAATCAAAGGTGCGTGGGTCTGCCGAGGGCGCGAGATCCAAGCGGGTGGATACTCTTGGGGAAGCTCCGCCTTTCCTGATATGCGCCCGCAACTCGGCGAGTCCAATGTCGAGCGTAGCCCACAGCGCGTGCGGACCCTCTACCGGCGCGCGCTTGAGCTTGAACGTCCTTCGACCCGTTTTGGTGTAGTCCGAGCCTTCCTGGAGCAGTAGCAGACCGCGTAGCGGCGCGGTGTCGTAGACCGCCAGCAGCTCGCCGGGGACGCTGTAGATCAGCTCAGCGGCATTGTCGAGGACCGCCTTGCCGCACTGGATTGCCATGGCGACCAAGATGGTCGCATGCGAAAAGGTTGCCTGGAGTTACATCAAAGCGGCGAGGCGCCGGACGGCTCGCCGATCTGGAAGGACTACATGGTCGAGGTGCCTCGGAAAACGCCTGCGATGATAGGCTCGACAAGTAGATGGGACGGCAACTTCTTCACTCGATCCCCTTGGCGGCGTTCAGGGAAGGGAGTGGTTCGTGGCGAACCCGCTCGAGCCGGTTGCCTTATCCAGCCCGGTAGTCACCGCCAAGCGATGACACTTCGCCCCGCCCCTCCCTCAGCGCCGCGCCTTCCAGGTAGCCGCGGTTCCATTCGTCGTACTCGCGCGTCCAGAGGTCGCATGGATTGAGGCCGAGCGGACGGCCGACCATCGCGACGCCCGCCACGATCGGGATGACGCGCGGCGGGTGATTCTCGGCAGCACGGCGCCCGGCCTGGTAGGCCTGCGTCGGCGTCTTCGGATTGACCAGCGCCCACAGTATGCGGATGCAGTGAACGCAGAGCATCTCGGCGAGGCTCGCCATCCAGCGGTACGCCTCCGGGTTTCCACAGGAGCGGCAGGCGGCCTCCCTCAGTGCCGCCTCCGAGGCAGCCTCACTCCGGAGCTGCGGCGTGCGGACTACCAGAGCATCGCCCTTCTGGACGCGCAGGACGGAGAGGTGTGAGGTCGGTCACTCGCGCCCCCGTGCCTTTGCAGGCACCCTCGCGACGCTTCAACTCGCGGCGGATCAGATCGGCCTGCCTTCGGTTGTAGAGGGCGCCGACAGCGCCGACGATCATCATGGAAAGCGCTACGGCGTGGCACGCCGACTCGACCTTGCTCATCTTGCCGTAGCTCGACCAGTCTAGGATGCGGTACAGCGCATAGGCGAGCACGGGTCCAACCGCGGTTACTGCGGCGCGCATTCAGCTTGTGGAGCTCGTGCACGGGTCAGCGCCCCGCAGCGGCCTTAGGCTGTGGCAGCCAATTCCTGCCGCCGTGGCGCTCCCGGCGTCCTCCGGCGAAAACGGCGTGCCAGCTTTCGTGCGGCTGCGCGACCTTGAGCAGGGCATGGTCGCGGTGCAGGGCAAGCTGGGGTTCCAGCGATGAGCACGCCATTCGACTGGCGGCACTTCAAGTGTCCCTGCGGCCAGGACGCCAGGACGGGGGCATGCCGGCGAGGTGCTCGAAGTCCTCCCGGCCCCAGGCGCGCGGCGGCGGCGTGCAGCGAGCCGAGTAGCTGGGCAACGGCGCGGGCCTGGCATACCGGATCGGCGTCTTCCGCGCCTCATAGGTGCCGAGAAGATCGCCGTGTCAGGCGACCCCTCCGAGGACCGGATCTGCACCAGCCACATCGAGCGGGCGAACTGGACCCTCCGCGGCCACCTGCGCCGGATGACCCGGCTGTCGAACGGGTTCAGCCGCAAGCGGGCCAACCTGCGCGCCGCCCTGGCGCTGTTCTTCGCCTACTACAACCTGGTCAAGATCCACAAGACCATCCGCATGACGCCGGCGATGAGCGCCGACCTGACCCGCCGCCCGTGGACCATGGCGGACCTCCTCAAGGCGGCGCAGGGAGCGGCGCCGACCGGGGCGGCGACAGGAGCTATCCTCTAAGACCCCACTACCGTCTGGAGTTGGTGGGCGCGCAGGGCTTTGATTCGGGGGTCATAGTCCCCCTTCCAAGGTCGAGGCCGATCGCGGTCGCCGTGCCAACCAAGGATGTGCGGTCCGGTGCGCCGCCAGAGCCGCGTCCATCGCGGACCGAAAGGCGGGTAACTTGCGCCGCGTCCGGTAGACCTGGACGTGACTGATGGCCGCCAGGTCGGCGGAGAGCTTCACTCGGCCAGTCTGTTCAAGGTGGCGCAGGAACATCGCGCACCATGGCCAGCGCCAAGCCGGCGGTGCTGCAGCAGCCTTCCGCGCGTAGGCATTCCAGTCCGCAACGGCGTCTGTACTGTTGCGTAGCTCGTTGAAGATCACCGAGTCCGCACACAGGCAGAACACCGCGATTCTGCATTCGACCATGAGGTAGCAACCGAAGACCGGCTGCTCGCCGCAGCGCGGGCACGGCTCGAGATCTGAGCGCGAGATGGTATGGCAGCGATGCTCAGCCGGCACCGTCGTACGCCTCTTGAAGGCGCTCCACCGCAAAGGTGGTTGCGGAGGCGGCGCCGTGATCTGGAACTGGCGTGGTTTCCTCCCGTCGGGGGGTTGAACTGATGGTTGAGGAGGGCGCTAGATTGCCCGTAGTTTCCGCACGTGCGGTTTCTGGCTGGCGATCTCGCATGCGGCGCTACCCTTGGTCGTCTCGGCTGCCGTCCTGCTTGTAGCCGATCTCCCGCACCTCGACTCCGTTGCGCCATTCTGAGATGCCGTAGCGGGCAGCCTCACCGTCCTCGCCGCCCTCGACCTGGAAAGTGACAGTCTCGCCTTTGCGCTTCGGTTGCGCCAGTTCTATCAAGCCGTCGCCAAGGTCGGTCCACTCATCGGGGCGCAACTGGCGCCCATCCCGGTAGACCGCGATGAGTCTCGGCGGAGGCATCGGCTCGATGCCGCCGTCCTTGCTGATCCGCGGGATCACCGGTCCTTGTCCTCCGGCGCTATGGCCGGTCCAGTTGGCGCTACTTCAGTCTTAGCCTCGAAGGTCAGGAGCCTGGCCAAGTCCTGACCTTTGCAGTAGGTGACTCCGTTTCCGAGGTTTGCGTCTGTGGAGCAAATCTCTTCGCCCTGCGTCAGGGCAGCCTTGATCTGGTCGCTGAGAGGGATCGGCCCGGCCGACCGATTCAGGGCATCCTCAATGGCGCCCAGGGCCGTGAACCGCTGCCTGGAGACCTCTGGCGGCAGCGCAGTCTGGACCGCCAAGAGGGCGCCGCGAGAGAAGGATAGTGCCTCGCGCAGCATGACTTGGCGCATGAATAGGAGTTGGACCAACTGGCGAAGCTCTGGCTCAATGGTCATGGATTGACGCCCGCAAGATAAAGCTGAAGCGTGGCCTGCGCGAGGAGGTCACGGGCCGACTCGAGCGCACTGCGCGCTTTCATGCCAACACCCCGAGAATGGGGTGGAGATCTCCCTCAGGCAAACTGGCGATAGCGGCTCGCTGCTCAGCGGTGAATACGATGCCGGGCCGAAAGAGCTGTGGGCAGTTCTCGCGCAGGTACGCTATACGCATCGCCCGGCGCGCTTTCTCTTCGGTTACGTAGGCCCGTGGGATTTTGTTACTTCGCCGGGGCATCTTTACCCCCCTCTACTTGCGTGGCCCGCTTCTCAAGCGCGGCCGCTAGTTGCCGGGCACTGGCCGGCGATAGCGATACGGCGGTCTCGCCAACTACCAGGTGGAACCTTGCGCGCAACTCCATCAAGGCCAACCGACACGCGGGCAGGGCCGCTCGCCCGCGCGCGTGACAGCAAGCCGAGCGATTCGGCCATCCCGGTCACAAAGGTCAGCGATCTTGTCGCCGCGCTTCAATATCCCTCCCTGGAGCCAGCACCCGGGCTCGAACCGGGGACCTGCCGCTTACAAGGCGGCTGCTCTACCGACTGAGCTATGCCGGCTGGATCGGGATCGAAGCTGTCTCGGAGGGCTGCCAGCTCGTAGCAGTAGGTCGTCCCGCCGTACTCCATCGGAGGCGCGCCCGTCTCGCCGATGACCACGTAGACCGTCGCGCCTGCTCTTCGCGGATCCGCCCGGCTCGTGGGGGTCGCGGGAGGCAGGGCCGAGGACGCCGGCTGGCCCTCCGGTGGCGGATTGTCTCGCAGTTGACTTTCGCGCCTCATGGACGCGCCTCGAGCGGCACGCACGCCTCTCGAAAGCGCACCTCGTCATTCCACACCTGGTTCCCAATGCCCTGCCCCGGGAAGAGATTCGGGCTCAGGGCACGCGCCTGGATCTTGCGGTTGAATGGATCCGCGTCGGTCATCACGCCGATGACCATGATCTCCTGCCGGGCATGCGGTAGATCCGGTTCCCAAATGAAGCGCATGCCGATATCGATCGGGCCTCGATAGGGTCGGCCGCCGGGCGCCGGCCCGGCATTCGCCAGCGCCCCGGCCAGTTTCCGGGCGTCCTCCCGGATCATGACCATGCCCTCTAGCGTCTCGAAGTCGGTGATGAGGACCACCCGGCCGTCTTCGAGATTGCCGACCCCGTCGTCGTTGAAGTTGTACGGCTGGAGCCGCCATGCCCTCGCCGGCGGCGTGTCGCTCGGCGCCTTGCTCGTAGGTGCGCCGCTCCCGCACGGCAGCTGGTCGGCCATCTAGCGCTCCTCCATCGTTGCCTCGCGAAGGTCTGGCCACGCGTAGCGGTTCCAGCTCTCCGTGCTACTGAAGCGCTCACTTGAACACGGGCACCCGAGACAATAGCCGCCGTAGATGCCCGGGATGACTACCGGCCAACTGCCGCACCTCGGGCAGCGCCGCGCGCCGACCGCGCGCCTCTCGCCGATCATGATGCTGGCGCCTCGGCAGGGAACGTCCAGCCCTCCGGTACGATCGAGCAGCCGGTACTGTCGACCCACCAAGCCTTCTCGGCCCAGTCAGGACCCCAGCGCCGTAAGAAGTCGAGCAGTGCTTGGCCGTCCTCGGTCAGCCAGCAGTTCGTGATCCTGCAGCCGTGCTCGGTCAGGCCGAGATGGTCCATCAGGTAGACCAGGAGCCAGCGACCACCGTCCTCCTCTCCACCCTCTGGCGGATGCGCCGGATCAGGGGGCCGCGGGTTGCCCTCTCGGGAGGCGAGCCAGTCGCGGATCCAGGTCCAGGCGGCCTCGTTGCAGCCACAGCCGCACATGATGTCGCTGGCCCGGCGCACTGGCTCCGGGAGGAGGACGGCGCCGCCCTCGATCGCCTCGGCGATCTGCTTGGCGACCTTGCGGTCATGGACCTCTGCCTTCCCATCGCGTCCGCGGGTCATGAGGCGGCCGCCTCTCGCAGCATCGCTTCCTCGTGCTCGCGGTGCGCACGCTGGAGGACCGCCCACTGCTCAATCCCGACGCGCAGATCGACGAGGTAGCCGCTCTCGAAGAAGGACTCCCAGGCGTAGAGCCAGCCGTCGTTCTCCTTGCACCAGTGCAGAAAGTGCCCGAGTTGCGTCTGCCACCAGGCCAGCTTGCCGAGGCGCTGCGCCTGCTCACGCCGGCTGTAGGCCGGCACGATCTCGAGGCGGTAGCGCTCGATAAGGTCGGCGACCGTGCGGCGCCTGGCCTCCCGGCCTGGCAGAGCTTGCCCGTCCCGGAGCACGGCTTCGGTCTTTGCGGCCCACTCCACGGCGTCTGTCTTGCGGCGATAGGTCTTGACCTGGAGCGGCTGGCCTTTGACTGTCACTCGGGCGCGCCAGGAGATGCCCTTCTTGCCGACCCTCTTGTCGATCGCGGCCATGGTGCGGTCAGGCTGCCTGGTCAGGGGCCGCGTCATCCGCGAAGCACCCGCAGCCGCCGATGTCGAAGAGATCGATCTGAGCGTCTGCCTCAATCCGCTCCCGCAACTGCTGTAGGGTCAGCGGTTTTGTCTCACCGCTGCGGCGGTCTCGGAGGATGGCGACGTCATCGCGGCCCAGGAACGCTCGGAGCGCCGCTTCGTTGCTCTCCCACTCGCCATAGACCTCGGGGAGCACTCGGAGGAGGTGGGCAAAGTGGCCCGCACCGGCCTTGACGCACCCTCCCCCGCAGTTGTTATGGGCGAAGCCGAGGGCGTAGAGGCGAGGAGGCTCCAGGCCAGCGGCACGCGCTAGGTCCAGCATGTCGATCTTCGATAGGTAGGGCGGCGCGACGAGCGGCGCCTCATAGTGCCACGGTCGCCGCAACTCGCGGAGACGCTCGTATCGATTCGTCTCTGTCCAGTCCATCCCCACATAGACGATCGTGCTAGCGGGGTCGCAGTGCTCTGCGAGCCAGCGCTCTGCCATCTGGCGCTTCAGGATCTTAGAGCAGGGATCGGCCCGCGTGTTTCCGAGAAAGCGCTCATCCCGAAAGACCTGCCAGATGGTGCGACCCTCGCAGATCCGCGTCAGCTCGGCGCCGACATCGGCCGCGGCGTCCTCCAGGAATCTGTAAAGATCCTGGTCCTCGCAGCGAGTGTCAGCAAAGAGCAGAGTGAGATCCGCAGTACCGTGGACTTCAGCGACTCTCTTGGCCGCTGCCCAGGAGGCGATGCCGCCTGAAAACATGACGACGTGGCGAGAGACTGCATGCGCTGCGGTATCGGAGTGACGCCCCTGCGCTGGACTCGCACCAGCTTGCGACGGGCCTTGCTTCCCGCCTGGCTCGATTCTTCGCCCTTCGGGGCAGTGAACAGCGGGGACCGCCGCCGAGCGGCCCCCGCCTGCTGCGCAACTTGCTGTCCCCTGGCCCGAGAGCGCGCCTTCGTCGCAGGTCAACCGGTCGGCGCCGGAAGACTCGCCAAGCTCCTGGCCCCTCTCGGAGCGCCGCCCTCCCGTGA